TCCGCTTGGAAATGGTCATGAGCATGATGAAGAAAGCTCTAGTGATGATAGCAATGAACACGAAGATGTATTGAAGATCGATGTGCCAACGTTCATCAAGTTCTTAGAATTCGCGAGAGAAGATTCAACTGGTGATGACGAACTCCACGAACTTGCTGAAAAGCTAGTTCAATGCTGCGGAGAAGGCGAAACCATCAATATGGAAAAATTTGAAGAAATTTGTTGCATGAATCATGACGGTGGTCAAGAAGTAGGTGCTAATTCAGAAGCTGGTCAGGAAGATCATGAAAATCCTGACTACGGTAATGATGAAGATTCTGGCTCTGGTGAATCTGAAGAATCTGAAGAATCTGACAGTGATTCTGGATCAGGTGAAGAAGAAATGAATGAATCATCAGATGCATACAAAGCTGGCGCAGCAGCAATGGATTCATATTATTCAGGAAAAACATCTGAGAAGCCTAAAAATCCATATGCAGTTGATCATCCTGACATGGCACAATGGCGAACTGGTGCAGCACGGGCCGCTGTGAAACATGAGAAAGCTAAATCAAATGCACCGAAATCAGTTTCAGAATCCATGCGTATTCTAATCAACCGCTTGAACTAATTTAAACTATCGCAATATATAAAAGGCTATGTCTCCATAGCCTTTTTCTTTTAATAGTATTGACTACTAAGATACAATACTCTACAATCATTCAACTGAGGCATTTTATGAAAACTAAGCTACAAGAAGCATTAATAGAAGCACTAACCATTCTACAGAATATTCACACAGAACTTCGGGAGAATCCAGAAGAAATTATTTCTCATATGGATAATCAAGATTGGCATGCTGATACTTGCAATCTTGTTACAAAAATCTGCTATGCAGGAAAAGACATTGCAGAAACAGTATTATCTAGCATAGATGCTAGTAGATCAGTTGATGATCTATTCAAAGGAAAATTAGGAGAGTAAAAATGAGTGACAATAAAAAATTTGTTCCGGCGCATGAAAGGACTTTCACTTCGGAGCAACGCAACAAACTGATTTCTGTAATCTCAGACGGGATTGAAGTTGAGAAAGAAATCGAAGATTTGAAGGGTGGATTAAACGACACAATCAAATCTATTGCAGAAGAATTAGAAATTAAACCGTCGATTCTTAAAAAAGCAATCAAAACAGCACAAAAAGGTAAATTTACTGAACTAGATGAAGATCATTTGACGCTAGAAAATATCTTAGTGACTGTAGGGAGAACAGTATAATGTATTTGGACGCGATACATAATCGTAAAACAGATACAATTCATGTAGTCGAACGTGCTGCTGATGGTACACGGATAGAAAAAACGTTCAAACCAGAGTACCTTTTCTATTACAAAGATCCAAGAGGATCATACAAATCTATCTACGGCGATACTCTTGCTAAATTTTCAACCAATAGTAGTAAAGCATTTCAGAAAGAAAAAGCAATGCATGGTGGTAAGAAATTATTTGAGAGCGACCTAAATTTAGTTTATCGTTGCCTGGAATCAAATTATAATACAAACGACACACCAAAACTTCATACAGCATTCTTCGACATTGAAACTGATTTTCATGCAACAAGAGGCTTTGCAACGGTGGATGATCCGTTCAATGCCATTACAGCAATATCAATTTATCTAGATTGGGCAGAACAATTAATTACTTTAGCATTACCCCCAAAGTCTTTATCATGGGAATCTGCCGAAGAAATTGCTGCCACATTTGAGAATTGCATTTTGTTTGATGATGAAAAGGCAATGCTGGATACGTTTTTGACCATCATTGATGATGCAGACATTCTATCTGGTTGGAATAGTGAAGGCTTCGATATTCCATACACTGTTCAACGAATATCTAAAATTATGGGTAGGGATCATACAAAACGTTTTTGTCTCTGGGGAGAATACCCAAAGAAGCGAACATTTGAACGATTCGGTGCTGAACACACGACGTTCGATACTATTGGTCGTGTGCATCTTGACTATATGCAGTTGTATCGAAAATATACATATCATGAAATGCATAGTTATAGTTTGAATGCAATCTCAGAATATGAATTGCAGGAACACAAAGTTGAGTATGAAGGCACATTAGATCAACTATACAATAAAGATTTTGAAACGTTTATTGACTATAACAGACAAGACGTTATGCTTATTCATAAGATGGATAAGAAATTGAAATTTATTGATTTAGCAAATGTTGTTGCCCATGCAAACGGTATATTGATTCCTACAACAATGGGTGCTGTTGCAACTACAGAATATGCTATTGTCAATGAATGTCATAGACTAGGATTGAGGGTCCCAGATAAAATTAGATCAGAGGGCGGCACTCAAGCTGCGGGCGCGTATGTTGCATACCCACGGAAAGGCATTCATGAATGGATTGGGGCAATTGATATTAACTCTCTATATCCCTCAGCGATTCGTGCATGTAATATGGGACCAGAAACAGTTGTCGGACAACTTCGCCCAACGTACACTGATGAATATATCAGAAATAAAATGGAGAATGAAAAGAAAAACTTTGCTGAAGCATGGGAAGGTTTGTTTGGAAGTCTTGAATATACCTCAGTTATGAACTGTGAGCCTGGTCGTATGATTACAGTAGATTGGGAAGACGGTAATTCTGATATTCTTGAAGCGAAAGATGTTTGGAGTATGATTTTCAATAGTGATCAAAAATGGGTCATGAGTGCAAATGGAACAATCTTTAAGACTGATACCAAGGGTATTATACCAGGTTTGTTAGAAAATTGGTATGCAGATAGAAAAAGATTGCAAGCTGAACTCAAGAAAGCAAAAGATGCAGAAGATGAAGTTCAAATTGAATATTGGGATAAGCGACAATTGGTTCGTAAGATTCAATTGAATTCATTGTATGGTGCATTATTGAATCCACATTGTCGTTTCTTTGATTTGCGTATCGGTCAATCAACTACATTAACAGGTAGAGCAATTGTCCAGCATATGTCTGCACATGCGAATGAGCTTATCGAAGGAGACTATAATTACTTAGGTAAATCTGTTATCTATAACGATACTGATAGTTTGTATTTCAGCGTTTGGCCGATGATCAAAGATGATGTTAAGGCAGGAAATCTAGCGTGGTCTAAAGACGCATGTTTAGAGTTATATAATTCTATAGCTGACCAGGTGAATGCATCATTTCCATCATTTATGGAACGAGCGTTTCATTGTCCTAGAGAAAATGGAGCCATCATCAAAGGCGGTATGGAACTCACCGCAACGAATGGATTATTTATTACTAAAAAACGCTATGCAGTTTTGATGTATTATTATGATGGGAAGCGAGTTGATATCAAAGACACTGGCAAAGTTAAAGCTATGGGTTTAGATTTGAAACGATCAGATACTCCAGCATACATGCAAGATTTCTTAAGTGAATTACTCAAGATGGTTCTTGATGGTGGCGGAAAGGATGATGTTGTTAAACGTGTTGTTGAATTCAAAACTGAGTTTGCTAATAAACCAGCTTGGGAAATGGGACGACCAATGCGCGCAAACAATCTAACATCTTATACAGCAAAGGATGCTAAACCAGACTATCACGGTATGATTCCGGGGCATGTTAAAGGCGCAATAAATTGGAATAAACTTCGTGACATGTATAGTGACAACTACAGTATGAAACTTACTGATGGTCAGAAAGTCATTGTCTGCAAACTCAAAGACAATCCTCTCAAAATGTCGTCTGTTTCATATCCCGTCGATGAATCACGACTTCCACAATGGTTTAAGGATCTTCCATTTCAGAAGGATTCAATGGAAGACAAAATGATAGACACAAAACTTAATAACTTGTTCGGTGTATTGAATTGGAAGCTAGAAGATGCAACAGATATTCGCTCTACATTTAACTCAATTTTTTCCTGGGAATGAAGATAAGCGAATTACTTCTTTATAGGATGCAAGTTGAGGACATTGCAGTGGAAACACTCTTAGCCTCGACTAATCTTGTAACAAATCAAATAAAGGACTTACTTACTGATCCGTTATCAGACGCTAAAAATCTGTCAAAATTGTCTGTTTCTAGTTCAATTAATGCAAAAACTATAGAAAAACAGATCAATTTAGAGCGTTCTAGAATCACCAGTATGATAGACTCATTAGAGTCTAATTATCTCACATTAAGTAATCAAATAGCGCCCAAATTCTATTCAGAAGAAATTTCACAGAAAATTCAGAATCGACCATTCGATAATGACTTTGAGAAATTTATGATTAGCATTTCTAAAAAATATGCTGACTATAGATACTCTGGCTGTGAATTGTTTCCTGCTAATGAAGATTTCACAAAAAATCTTGTGGCGTTTGAACCTCTATATTTGATGGATCCAAATCAAACTAATTTGGATGTGATTGTATCTAAATTTAATCCTGCATATCAACATAAACTGAGAACATACAATCAAATTCCTATGCTTCCTAAGGGAACATTGGGGTTTGTAACATGTGTCAATATGTTTGAACGATTGGATATCGAAATTATCGATCAAATATTAGCTGACCTAAATATTGTAATGGCTGATGGATCTACGTTTCTATTCACATTCAATGATTGTAACCATTGGAGAGGAGCAACACTAGTAGAATCTGGAGCTGCGTGCTACCAGACTGAAAAATTATTAAGGACATTCTTAGAAAAAAATAATTTTTCTGATATAAAATTTAGCACATTTAAAGATCATATGGCTTATGTAGAAGTAAAGAAGCTGGGTGACTTAACAACGATTAAATCTAGTTCAGCTATTGGTAGGGTTGTTAATATCAATAGCTTGACTTAACACATTAAAAACAATATACTTACCTTAAGGAGAAATTTTTATGATGTATGACATTTTGAAAGACCTCGTGTCTCACACAATTACACTCGGAAATATCGAAGAATGTAAAATTACGGGAACGGATGAAGACACACAAATCAATGCTGTTGCAAGCGACAGGACAGTTATTATTCAAGGTCGGTTTCAAACCCCAATTGAAAATTTTGTAGGCACGTTTGGCTTGCCGAATCTAGCGAAACTCAATACATTACTGAACATCCCAGAATACAAAGAGAATGCAAACATTACTGTATCAATGGGCACCAGTGGTGGTGAGACTGTTCCAACTGGACTAGATTTTATTAATTCTGCCGGTGACTTCAAGAATAATTATCGCTTTATGTCAAAACAGCTAGTAGAAGAAAAGGTTCGCGCAGTAAAATTTAAGGGCGTCAACTGGGATTTAGAATTCGAACCTAATCAAGCAGCGATTTTGCGATTGAAGTATCAAGCACAGGCGCATGCAGAAGAATCGCATTTTAGCACCAAAGTAGAAAATGGTGATCTTAAGTTCGTATTCGGTGACGCAAGCTCACATGCAGGGAATTTCGTATTTCAACACGGTGTATCAGGTGGTCTAACTCGTGATTGGAAATGGCCAGTGAATACATTCATTAGCATTCTCAACCTTTCTGGCGATAAGCTTATGAAAGTTAGTAATGATGGTGCAGCTATGATTATTGTAAATTCTGGGCTTGCTATCTATGAATTCATCGTTCCAGCACAAACAAAATAATGACATTTGACAAAGATAACTTGTCTAAGAAACAGGATCCAAATTGGGCCCTGTTTCTTCCATCAATTTCCAGCTTCTATGCTTCGTTTGTGGGATTACAACGACATAAGAACTATGTTGATCCTACTAGGATACCCTCTGACTTCGAACACGGAGTAGAAGGAATCAATTTCTTAAATGAAAAAGAAGGATATTTCCCATATAAATGGGCACTGTATTCTGCTGGACATGCAAATTTAGATTTGAATACATTTGATCCCAAGGAAGAAATGGTTCGAACTAGAGACAGAGAAAACACATTCATCTTAGGCGATAGTGGCGGATTCCAGATAGGTAAAGGTGTTTGGGAAGCAAATTGGGGTGATCCTAATTGTCCCAAAGCAGCTAAGAAACGCAAAGAAGTCTTGAATTGGCTTGATGGCATTGCTGATTATGGGATGATTCTTGATATTCCTGCCTGGGTTTGTCGTTCTGAAAAAGGACAACAGGCTACAGGTATTACGAATTACATCGATGCTGTAAATGCAACATACATCAATAATGATTATTTCATTGCAAATCGAACAGGTGCATGCAAATTTTTAAACGTCTTGCAAGGTGAGAATCACACCGAAGCTGAAGATTGGTATCAACGTATGAAAAAATATTGTGATCCCAAACAATACCCAGGCACTCATTTTAATGGCTGGGCATTCGGTGGACAGAATATGTGTGACATTCATCTAGTATTAAAGAGGCTTGTATCTCTGAAGTTTGATGGGTTACTAGAAGAAGGAGTGCATGATCTAGTTCATTTCTTAGGAACCAGCAAACTAGAATGGGCAATCTTGTTAACTGATGTTCAAAAAGCAATCAGAAAGCATCACAATAAGAATCTCACAATCACATATGATTGTGCTAGTCCGTTCTATGGTGCGTCCAGAGGATTGATATATCTAGAGACAGATGTTCGCCCCGGAACTAAATGGACGTATCGTATGGATAGTGGAATTTCTGATAAAAAATATGCAGCGGATACACGCAGGTATCGTGATGTTGTTTTGCAAGATGGTCACTGGCCTAGATTTGATGAAAGCCCAATTTCTGCTCGCTGTAAAGTAAATGATATTTGTGTCTATAAGCCAGGTGACTTTAATAAGCAAAACAAAGAATCACCGACTTCCTGGGATAATTTTACTTATGCAATAGCTGGAGCCCACAATACTTGGGTGCATATTGATGCAGTTCAAAAGGCTAATTTAGCCTATGAGCAAGGGAATCTACCAAAAATGCTTGAATATAGCACCTATGATCGTGTATTATTCAGTAATGTTGTTGATGAAATCTTTTCTTGCGATGACTTCAATAAAGCAAACGAGATTATCGAATCTTACAATGGATTCTGGATGCAAATCATTGGCACTCGGGGATTGACTGGTAAAAACACTATCAATTCTAATACGATGTTTAACTCATTATTTGAATAATATGGACCGCAAATATAATACAGTAACTTCTTCTTCAGCAATTTTCTTTGTTGGTGATGAAGTTGAACATACTCCAGCAATTTGGAAACGGACATTGTTCGTTAATGGACTTCATAGCCCAGAAAAAATAATTGATTACTCAAAAGAGAATTTTTGTGACCATATCTATTTTGGTGCAAATCAAAGTTTCATTGGGTCAAATCTTTTAACATGGGATGCTGTCATTAAAGCATGCTTGGCTGAGAATTTTTGGTGCACCCTAGATTTTGATGTGCAATATATAGAAGATATTCATGAAACTGGGCTATGTGAATTCAACAAGTTCATTCCACAAGTTAGTGTCAAGATTCCATATATCAAGTTGCTTAACTATAATGCAACATTAAAAATAGATGATATTGGCTTTGACGCAACTAATCCTGGTGTTTGGTGTCATCGTGTTCATGATCTTATGGATTCAAAGAAATTTACTAATTGGGAAGAATATGGCAGTGATAAAATTATCGAAGCTGTTAAGGCATCTGAACCAGTAAAACATACATCACATTCTATTTCCATTTCTTCGTATGAAGTTGATGGACAACGGATCTATCAGGGAAGCGTAGCAGAATTCCCAGGGCTTGTTGTTGAAGGCACTGATATCAATTTTGTATATGACGAACTCCACAAAGAAATCGCAATTTTAATGAGTAGAGAATGTTAATCGAAGCAACAAAACAAGATGCAAAAAGAATGATCTGGGTAACCTTTCAAAAGAAAGGCTATCATTTTTATCCTGACGCAGTAGAGGAACAAGGATATTTGAGAGACAAACATAGACATTTATTTAAATTTAAAGTATCTATCGACGTTTATCACAATGATCGTGAAGTCGAATTTCATAATTTTCTCAATTGGCTAGAGTCATTATTTGATACTAGTGAAATTGATATCAATTCAAAGAGCGTCGAAATGTTGTCTGACGACTTATTTGATAAAATAGCGGAAAAATATCCGCATAGAAAAGTGGTCATCGAAATCTCCGAAGATGGAGAGTGCGGCTGTTCCATTAATTATACTCCACCTTTTTAAGGATTTAAGCATCATGGCAATCTCAGTAGCAAATTACAATAAGAAGTATCTCCGCATGACTCCGCAAGTGAAGCAAATCTTCAATGATCTTGAGGAATGGAAATCTTATTGCCAGTGGAAGCTGCACAAGTATGATCCAGCTGATTTGTATCGAAGTGAAGCTTATAAGAAGTTTGAAAGAAAGAAGTATTACAACAAGAATCACAAGTAATATGCAAGATGGGGACTAAAAATCCCCATCTTTTTTCGTTTAAATAAAGGATATGATATGAAAGTTTGGATCTTCTCGGTCGAGCCTTTGCCAAATAGATATACATGTGAATGGCATGGCTGGATTCCTAGTCTGTTTTTCAAAAGCAATATTCCCTATGAACAAATTGATGGTGATGTATCAACTGTTGATGCATCACCTGGTGCATTCTTAGATTTTACGAATACTAATCTCTGGAAATCCACACAATTAGCAAAATTCATTCAAAAAGTAAATTCTGGAGAAGTAAGTGATGACGATCATATTCTAATTACAGATGCTTGGAATCCATGTGTTACGCAGCTTCGATATATCAATGAACTATCTAAAAAGAATTGGGTTATACATGGACTTTGGCATGCAGGATCGTATGATTCCTGGGACTTTTTAGGTCGTATGGATAACAAAGGTTGGGCTAGATCATTAGAAAAATCTATGTATGGATCCTATGATCACAATTATTTTGCTACAGATTTTCATATTGATCTATTTGCACAAAATGTATTCGGACCGTGGTATGATGGTAAAGATGAATGGGTTTCTCTAGAAAAAGAAAGCCGCAAGATTGTTCGAACTGGATTTCCATTCGATTACATTCCTAGTATTATATCTACTGAATATTCAGGAATCCAAAAGAAAAATCAAATTGTCTTTGCACACAGACTTGCGCCAGAAAAGCAATTACATATTTTTGAAGATTTAAAAAAAGAGCTTCCTCAGTATGATTTTATCGTTTGTCAGGAAACTCCGCTGACAAAAAATGAATACCACAATATTTTACTAGAAAGTAAGATAGTTTTCAGTGCAAGTTTTCAAGAGACTCTTGGTATTAGCCAGTGCATCGAAGGGCCAGCGGCTGGCTGCATTCCGTTGAATCCAGATCGTCTTAGCTATTCTGAAATATTTAAGAATCATCCAGAATTTTTATATCCATCTGATTGGACTGCCAATCATTCTTATTTTTATGAAACGAATAAGGAACAGTTGAAAGATAAAATCATCACTGTAATGGAAAATTATGATTGGTATGCATTGCAAGTCGAAACATACTTGGCTAAAGATGCGATGAAATTTTTTGAAGCAGATGTTATGATGAACATATTCGAAGAATACTATTGCAATTAACCTAAATATTAATATGACAAAAAAAGAACCAATTAGTGAAGTAATTAAAGGGCGTATCCAGGAAGACGAAGGGAAGTTTTTCGCAAATAGCAATATTTCAAAATATATTCATGATGATGAATTAGTCCTTCTTGTAGATGAAGTGACTACCAAATTTGAGGACGTATTGCAATCATTAATCATTGATACTGATAACGATCCCAATAGCAAAGGAACTGCAAAGAGACTTGCTAAGATGTATGTAAATGAACTCATGAGTGGTCGATACAATCCAGCACCAGAAGTAACTGCATTTCCTAATACTGAAGATAATACTTTTGATGGTATGCTAGTTGTTAGGGCTGAACTTAAATCCGTTTGTAGTCACCACCATCAGACAGTTTCTGGAGTTGCGTATATAGGAATCCTAGCAGCAGATCAATTACCTGGATTGAGCAAATATTCTCGTTTAGCCCAATGGTGTGCAAGACGCGGGACACTACAAGAAGAATTGTGCAATGATATCGCTTCTGAAATTCAAAAAGCAACTAAAAGTAATGATGTTGCTGTTTATTTGAGAATGGAACACGGATGTTGCACGAATCGTGGTATTATGGCTCATGATAGTTCAACTACCACTACTGTCCTTAAAGGTGCTTTCAAATCTGATCCCTCAACTAAGAAAGAATTTTTCGATACGTTAAGTTTGCAAATTTCTCACAAACAGTAAATACTTATCTATGAAAGTAGCTGAACAACAAGCAAAAAAGGCTGGCTTCTATCACTTCGATAGAAGTCATCCTGATACGATAAAAATCGTAGGGAAGTTAGATGATAATTTGATAGATAGGCTTAAACTATATCTCAATGATCAACTCACTAATAAAAATACCTATGATATCAAATATAATCAAATATATCTGAATGGTTTGAACACACCCAATCAAACCGAAAATCAATTAGAAGAACTAAAAGACACATATCAATCATTAAAGGATGCTGGCTATCCTGATGATTATGTATCTTTTGTGTGTTCCAATGTTGATAAAAAATATCCACTAGATAAAATTATTGGCGAACAATTTCCTTTCGAATCATATAATACTAGATTCAGCATCCTTCCTCCTCACTCTGTTTCAATTTATCACTTAGATCATAATTTTATAGCAGCAAAAGATGGCAACAAAATTTATCAGGGTGGATTCGATAAAGATTATGGTTGTCGAAAGTTTTTAATTGCTATGGATGATAGAACAAAAGGTAATGCATTTTATTTTGGTAATGCAGGTTGGGATTGGAAAAAAGGTGATATTGTTTTACTAGAAAATGCAGTCCCGCATTTCGGAGCAAACTTTTCTGAAATGACAAGAGCGTTCTTTATGGTAACTGGCATCATTGATGATCGTTACCAAACTTTTATTAATCAATGGAATCATATATGCGGATAACCCTACATCCAGGTGAGATGTTATCTAACATCAAAAGCACTAGAGAAGATTCAGACATTACGATTTTGTTTTTATCTGAATGGGATTATGGAGACGTAATAGTAGTAAATGACGAAGAATTTGTTACAGGTTATAAAAGAGGGGATACCCGAATATATCCGGGAGACTCTGAAATTAATATCGCAAATGGAAGCACATCCATCATGCAGTTAGAAATTATCACAATGCAATGAAAAAGGTATTCTATAAGGCAGAAACACAAAACTTTACCAATGCGCTAAAGTTTTGGGATCATGTAATTCGTAATAACGAGGCATTTCATTTTCATCTATATGATGAAGAATTCTCTGCACAGGATTGGAAAACAGAACCGTCAGAAACATTTAATGAATTATGCATTCAACGTGCCAAGATGATCCGAGACAAATACGATCATGTTAGATTATGGTATAGTGCTGGACGTGATAGTCATCACATCCTAAAAACATTTGTTGAAAATAATATTCGTATTGATGAGCTTCTTATCATGGATTGGAGCATCATGCCCCGATTTGCGACTGATGCCACAATTGCGTATGAAACTGCTATCAAAACATATAATGAAGCTGGCGTCATGATTCCTATCATTTCTATTTTGAAGCCGGGGAAAGACGAGTTTAACGCATATTTTCAAAAAGATTGGTTTTTAAAATACGGTGGATATGGTTGCAATTATAATTTCAATTTGAATCACTATCCTAGCATTGTAGAGGCACTCCCTGATCTTGCGTTAAGAAAAAATCATTGCGAAGTATTTGGATTTGAGAAATGTAAAGTGCATTTGGATGAAAATGGAAAATTCTTCTACATGATGAATGATAAGAATTTCAATCAGGGTCTAGGCAATCAGGATAATCTAGAATGGTTTTATTTAAGTGGCGATCTTCCGAAACTAGCAATTAAACAATGTCATCTATTGATAAATTACGCTGAAGATAAAAATCTATCTTCAGACTATTTTTCTTCTATGCAAGAAACGCAAATGATGTATGATGAATTTGCACAAGTTATGGCCCGTGGTTCATCCATAAGCCACCAAACAGGTGGTGGAGTCAATAAAACATTTGGATTACATTCTGATAGATATACTGAAATTTTTACATTAGCAACCAATGAATCATGGAAAAGTTTAGAACATTATCGTGATTTTGTGTATCATTTAGGACAGTTGTCTAATTTAAAAGATAATAAATTTTTCGAATATGATACATTCAGTTTTGCCGGTGTAACTACTAAGAAATATTATCTAACGTAAAAACAGATTTTAATGCCTCAGTGTCTGCTGGACAGACGATATATACATATCGAATTTCATTGCTCATATTTACAATTGCGTGTTCTTTATGCGTGTCAAATGCGTAAAGTGTATGACATATAGGATGGATTTCACCATATGATTTCCAAGCCATATGAACTCCATCAGGCCAATTGAAGGGCATATACAATTCATTCGGATTCCCAGGTCGATCAATGTGAGGTATGATATATCCACCTGGCTCTAATGAAAATACACATGAGGAAAGGATATCAAATTCTGAAACAAATTTTCTGGCTTGTTGTATTATTTGCGAATTCAAAGCAGAAAAGTCAGAATCTATCCAAACATTATCTCTTGTTTTAGACGTATAAACATACCACTTATTTGCGCCTTCCCATGCTTTACCGGGTTGCCCAAACGTGTATTTTTCTTCAAATGATTTTTTCTTTACCACATCTTCTAAAAAATTTTCTGGAACGTTGATTTGGCCAATCTCAACAATAGGTCGAAAGGATACTTCACTTTCCTGTTGGGTTGTGATATAGTTATAAACGTCAGCAATTGTCATTTTAGTCATAACAATATTTATTTAGGACTCAATTATGGGTAAATTCTTAAGCACCAAAACATATAATACAGACGAAGGCCTAAGCTGTTGCTTTAGGCAATGGAAATCTACACACTCGCATTGTTCCAAAATGCATGGTTACAGTATAGGTGTAAAACTTATTTTCGAATGCGATAGTTTGGATGAACGTAACTGGGTCCAAGATTTTGGTGGGTTGAAAGATTTCAAGAATTGGTTGCATGGCACATTTGATCATAAAATTCTTGTAGCAGAAGATGATCCAGAGATCGCGACTATCAAAACATTTTCAACTAGAGGAATCGGAGATATCGTAGTAGTTCCAGCTACTGGTTGTGAGAAATTTGCAGAAATGGCATATCATAAAATGGCGTTCTTTTTAGCAAAAGCTGTTGCTGAAGAGGCTTCATTAAATCCATCTGTGCGAATCAAAAGCGTAGAAATATTTGAGCATGGCGCAAACTCTGCAATTTATATTGGTGACGAAAACGATTATTTACTTGCTAAAAAGAAAGGGGCAAAACATGCACCAAAAAAGATATAAGTATTCTGAAATTTTCGGAGATACATTTCAGGGCGAAGGAAAATACACCGGCTCTCCGACAATTTGGTTACGATTTTGGGGTTGCAATTTTGAATGTAATGGCTTTAGTCAGGTAGATCCTGAAGATGTAACTTCATACAAATTAGATTACCAGACTGTTGATGTATCTTCTATCAAAAAAATGGAAGACCTCCCGGTATTCAATACTGGATGTGATAGTTCTTACAGTTGGTCAAAAAAATTCTCACATCTTGCGCATACAGGAACTGCAATTGAAATTTGTGACAACTTAGAAAGTTGGTTAAAAAATGAATTCAATCCGCAGGGAACATTTTATCACCCAAATTCAGGACTAACAACTCATTTAGCCTTTACTGGTGGTGAACCAATGCTTAATCAAAATGCTATTGTCGATATTATGCAAGAATTTGATTCTCGCGGAAACTTGCCATGGTATATTACATGTGAAACAAATGGCACTCAAGATATTAGAGGTAAATTTGCAGATTATATGTCTGAAAATTATGAAGCATTTGAATGGTTTTGGTCTGTATCCCCGAAGCTATATTTGAGTGGCGAGAAAAAATCTGATGCGCTTAAACCAGAAATATTATCGCAATACAATGATTCTAGCCCATATGGGCAGCTAAAATATGTCTGCGACGGATCAAATCGTGCATGGGATGAAGTGGAAGAATTTACACAAGCATATCGTAATGTGGGGGTCAATTGGCCGGTCTGGATTATGCCAATGGGTGCGACAGTAGAAGGACAGGACAAGATTTCTGCAACAGTTGCAGAGGGTGCAATTAAACGAGGTTACAATGTAGCAGCAAGAGTTCATTGCTACGTTTTTGGAAATAAGGTAGGAAAATGAACAACGGAACTTGGGGCGGGTACGGATACGAATGTGATATTTGTGGTGCCGAAATGAATCAACATGGTCAACACCATCACAGCGAAGATTGCTATCACCATGAGGATAATGTAGCTAAACGCAAAATGGAAGAAGAAAACAAAAACAAAGCATGAAACATACAATAACTATTGTATCAGGATTTACTGCTTGGTCTTCTGGAGCATTGTTGATGATTCCATGGATTTTGCAACATTACAATTTAGGATCAACAAGTAATGTATTGATATTAATAGTTATGTTATCATTCATGCTTGCTCTCATGTTAGGCGTGACATATATTTTAGAGAAATTAAAATGATTAAATGGATTATAAGACAGTTACAAAAATTTGACAAAGATACTTATACAGATGCATTGCCACAGACAAAGGCTCAAAAGGAAAAACGAGAAGACCCCCGTATCGAAATTACTGGGTTTGCAGTCAACCCAGATAATCCAGCTGAGGGCGCGTTTGAATTTGATTGGAACAAAGAATTCATCAACCAACTTATTTCAGATGGCTATACCGGTCATTCAGATGAAGATTTAGTAGAACAATGGTTTTCTGATGTTTGTCGTAATATTGTTCTAGAAACATATGAACAAGAAAAAGCAAGAATCGGTCAGATGCCAGACTTTGATGATATGGGATATAAACCAGCCTCTCTAGTAAAGCGTAGAGACTTAGGCAATAATCGCTCAGAATTCGAATAATGCAAAAATTTATTATTGTAGATACTTCGAATATGTTTTTTCGCGTTCGCCACATTGCGAGCAAATTTTCTACACCAGATGAAAAAGTTGCATTCGCTATGCATTTATTAATGCAATCTATAGCGAAATGCTGGAAGGATTTTTCGAATAGCGGTCATAATAGCCATGTTGTTATTGCGCTTGAAGGTCGATCCTGGAGAAAGGATTTCTATGAACCATACAAAAAGAATCGTGCTGCTGTTCGTTCTGCATACACAGAAAAAGAACAGGAAGAAGATAGATTGTATTGGGAAGGTTATGAAGCACTGACCAAATACATTGAAGATAAGACAAATTGCACAATACTCCGACACCCAGAAGCCGAAGCTGATGATATGATTGCTCGTTGGATTCACAGTCATCCTGATGCTGAACATGTTATTGTTAGTAGTGATAGTGATTATTATCAATTGATTAATAGCAATGTCAGCCAATACAATGGTGTGACTGATGAACATATTACAATGCTTGGTATATTTGATGCAAAGGGCAAGATCATAATGGATAAGAAGACTAAAGAACCGAAAATGATCGGTGATCCTGAGTGGTTACTTTTTGAAAAATGCATGCGAGGAGATACGTCTGATAATGTATTCAGTGCGTATCCAGGTGCTCCGAAGAAAAGTTCGAAAAATCGTGTTGGGTTGATTGAAGCATTCTCAGATAGACACGCACAAGGTTTTGCGTGGAACACAGTTATGCTAACTAAGTGGATAGATCATAATCAAGTACAGCATCGTGTTCTAGATGACTATCAACGAAACAAGACATTGATTGATTTATCAGCACAACCTGACGAATTCAAAATGAAGTTTGATACTACAATCAAAGAACAAGCTGTCACTAAATCAAATGCAGCAGTAGGAACAAATTTCTTAAAATTTTGTGGGAAACATGACCTAGTTCGATTGGCTGAACAATCAACTATTTTTGCAAACCTTTTATCATCACCATATCATGTCTAATACATTACCAACTCTTAAAGAATTTCGAAGAATGCTAGTCGTTGCAAAAGACAATCCAACTATAGCTTCTACGCTTAATAGCCTACGTAATGCTTGGCTATTGTGCGATACTGAATATGTATCAGCACAGTCTGAGCTAGAGGATGTGAAAAATGAATTACGAAAGTTAGAAGAAAAATACAAAACTTTAAAAGACAAGCATCACCGTCTAGAAAATACAATAGATAAATTAGATGACGAGGCAATTAGGGCTAGCAGGGAAATAAAACAAACTAATACTGTTAATGTATCTCAAAAAGCAATAGCATCGAATGAATTGTTGAATAAAATAAAAGCAGCTTATGAAAGAAACAAATACGATTGTGATATCGAAATCGAAGAGTTTTTAGATTGTTCTGATGAAGACAAATTCGGAAAATGAGAAGATATACATACAAAAGAATTGATGGGGTAACATATAAGTTACCATCAATGCACCAAGATAGAGAAAATAGTATTGGACTTAGCGAGTCTGATATGTTAGATATCCTAAAGAAAGCTGAAGACAATTCAGCTTTAAAGAATCTACTTATGAAGGTGAAACATGTATATTTTATAGCTTACTCTGATTCTGTGCATTCAGGTGGAGTAAAAACGTTAGCATGCGATGATGTTCAACAGATGACAGATGAACAATTGTATGACCACAATATAGTATTAGATATAGTTAAAAAGGCTCAGGACCTAGGTTGGTAAATAATTATGACATTACATGTAAAAAATATCCTCGAAGATAAACTCTGGATTGTATTAAACAATGGTGAAAAAATAGGTTCGATAGAATCTGTGCATGATGGTGTTGTTTTTGTTAAAAAAGATATGAGCAGAGAGAAATTTAATAGTATTAACATTCTCTCAGATAAGTATAATTTAGTTTTTGATGAAGATACTAATATTAGTAACGAGTCTGATGAGTCATTCAACGTGCATGGGTTTCCATGTGAATCTCCACCACATAATGCAGTATATGACCTATCAAAGAAGTTGCCTATATTCACTAAACGAGAAAAATCAACTTCATTCTATTCTGCTGGATACTTCATCATCAAATTTGCTCATGGATGGGTGCGATCATATTGTCCCAAAATTAATAACATTCAACGTTATGAATTTCGCGGACCTTATAAAAATAAAATGGAAATGGCTGAAGCCTTAAGGAGAGCAAACAATGAGTGACATTAGTAATCTATCATTTCACGTCAACAAGTTCAATGATAAAGTTCGAATCATGAACCAAGCAGGCAGTAAAAATTTAGTCCTTACGACTCAGGAAGCAAGAGACTTACAAGCTGATATATTTGCTCTCATGGAAATTATTTCTCATTATGCAAATACAAAAGCTGACCCAGCGCCAACTTCTATAAACTTTGATGGTGGAGGTTTCTGACTTTTGGTAAATATTCTTATAGAAAGAATATAGACCATGTCACGTCCAAAACCACACGTTTTATTAGAAAATATTAATAAATCAACTTACAAAAGTGAACAGATATTGAGTAGCGATGGAATATGGGCTGTGTTTTTTGATGGGCAACCCATTAATGTAAAATCTATTTCTACTTATTATACTATTCCAGCACCAAGATACAAAAAGAGCTCTTTTCAGAATCCTGGATTCGCAATCAATCTTGCAAAGAAATTAAACAAAAGATACAAAACAGATTTATTTACAGTAGTCAAATTGATCGCTGGCGATCAAATATATCCATAATATGGATAAGCAATCCGACTTCACAAAACTTTTCCTTCAGCAATCGTTCGTTGAAGAACTAATCACCCCTGAATTTATTCTCCATCATAAGAAATTATGGTGGAGAAATCCTTATAAACGTACTTCGCTAAACTTAACAAAAGCAGGATATTCCCATCTTCGTGACATTCTTAAAATAGAAATGTGTGAATTCGATTTATCAGAAACACTATCCCCTCTAGTTGAATCACTCCCTTTCAGAGATATTCAAATGTATGATAATGGATTAGATGGGCCGTGGTATGTTAGAAAAGACAAACTAATTCTTTTTGGAAGCAAAGATATAACAATAACGTCTCTGTACGGTATTGAAAATCTAAGAAAAATGTTAAAAAGAAAAGTCGATAAATAATTTATTATGACTGATAAAATCAAGAAACTAACTGAAGTTGAACCTGGTGAGAAAAGCGAACTAAATCCGGAAGGGGATTTCGTACATCCGGAGATGCAGAAGCACATGCCCTCTCCACAAAACTTAGCTAAGGCAAAATTATTACAAGCTAAGATGGACAAGCTTCAAAAGCAATTAGAGAAACTTCAGAAGGCACAACAAAAAGCACACGATGATAAATGGAAGACTCAAAGGGAGCGAGAATCTCTCGTAGATATAGATCCGAAGATCGTCCAAATTGCCTCATTAATTAAACGTGATTGTAGCTATGCATTACAATCAATGGAAGAAGCTGGTAGTTGGTTGTATAGAGGTATTAAAGGGAATCCACCAAATATATTCACCGGAAAGCCTCGTGAAAATAGATGGGCAAAAGACTCAAATGACCAGGTTCAAAAAGATTTTGATGGATTGTTAAAAGCTGCAGGATTCAATGCGCTTCGTTCAAACTCTATTTTTTGTAGTGGTAGGCTTAGTCAAGCAACAGGATATGGCGACGTCTTTATGATTTTTCCTAAGGACGGATTTACATTTACTTGGTCACCAAAATATTTGGATCTCTATTCTGATTTATTATCAAATTTGTATAACACAGGTGTTCAATCATTATTTCATACTACTGACTATGAGGAAGCTAAAAATGCGTTGCGGGCTCATTTATGGGGATTACGCTCACTATTGGGCGAAATTGATTATATTCTAGATGTTAGAGTGGGAAAGTCTTGGCCGTTTGAAGATTTTTTGTCATTACTTGATTTAACAAATAAACCTGAACTACAAAGCATAGCACTGAAAATTTTCAAAAATAGACCAGTCGTAATGTCTACCCTAAGAAAAGTGCAAACATCTATACGAGAGACAATTGATCTACTTGTTGAAGCAAAGAATCCAGAGGATGAAGCAAATTTCGATGCTTCTTTAACTCAAATTATACAAGTGCTACGCAGATTGGATGGTATCAAGCTCATTCCTGTTTTTTCTAACGAACTAACTTACTATAAAATTAATAATTCAAACACGTTTATAGATACAACATTTTTAAATATTATTAAAACTTACAATACTATTAGAAATGAAGCACTATTGACACCTGAACAAATAGTTAAAAACAAATTAGAGTTTGATAATACAGATTTTACAAAAGCGATAGCATCTAACAATGAGATTTGTGTGTCAGGGGAATATTACGCTATAAATCGAGATGCATATGGCGATACATTTGAAAAATTATTTGGTATATCGTCAAACCAAAGCAGATATTAAAAAAAGGGACCTTAAGTCCCTTTTTATTTGCCTAACGTTTTTTTTATTATTTCTTGACCTATCGGATTCATAACAGGTTTGAACACATATTCGTTGATTGCTTTCAGTGCTTTAGATGTTTGATAGTCTTGAGTTTCTGGACCTGACAATTTTTCATCATTTACATAGAATATGAAATTATTTCCAAACAATTGTTTGTACTGCTTTGCTGATTCTTTTATTGCTTGATAGGTTTGCACAAAATAGTCTCTATCAACTGTGCGGCCCTTATCAGCGGGATTGGTCGAAGTTCTTTCTCGTTCTTGTGTGCGGTTCCATGCAGTTTCTTCGGTGACATAAACAAAAACACATAATGTATCATATCCGGTGCTCTCTAATTGTTGTTTCAATTCAGCAATACGATCATACCTACGACCCGTTGTATTAAAAATAATGGGCAAATAATTTTGTTGCCACAGTTCTCTACGCTTTGCAACCAATGGAAATGTTTCTGCATAGCCCACGTCTGGTTTCTGTTTTTTTGCTGCAATCTGTTTATGTTTGTGAAGTATTTCATCAATATCTTCTTGCTTGAATGCATAGCGAGACATAAAGCGTCGGGCAATCGTATTCTTTCCAGATCCTGGTGGCCCAATAACAAACACACTCTTAAAGATATGTGGATCATGACGACCTTCGTCTAGAAATGATTCATTTACAATGTCATAGATTTTCATATAATTATTTATCGTTTTCGTTGTTGTATTAAAACAACACAACTTATCTTGACAAATTCAACCAAAAGAGTATAATGTCAATATGGATAAAATTGAACGAACACTTATACTTATTATGACCTTAGCCCCCTTTATTTTGGGAGTATTATTCATAGTTATTATTCATCATTCAAAATGACAGCATTAATGAAAGGGCATTTAATTGCCGTACCTGCAACAAAATATTCTCCTGCCAAATTCGGAAAAGTATTACGAGTTTATTATAGCAAGAATGGTGTAATGTATGATATTTCATGGGACGGTGGAATGAAATCATCTATCGGACAAAATTATATTGATTGGCAAATTAAAGTCGATAATTGGACTATTCTCAATAATGAGAAAGATTTGTTAAAACATAAACTCAAAATGAAAGTATGATTACTGAAAATTCTATATTTGCTTGTGTATTAGATGACGATTTGTGGGTAGGTCGTATTGAAAAATATAACAATGGATATTATATCAATTGGAATAACACAGAGAATGACGATCCAAAACCTTCTGTTACGTTGGAACAAATAGAAAAAAATTTTAAAGACTATAGTTCGCATTATAATGGAAATGGTTCAATTCTGAATTCTGAGCAAGAATTGCTCGCATTTAAACTTAAAATGAAGGTATAAGTGTTGTATTTGTACAACATTCAGCCTGACCAAACTTGACATTTTCACCCAAAAGCGTATAATAGACTTATTCGATAGGAGATTACAATGATTACTCTTGAGCAAGCACGAGAATTGTCTGGAAAGAGTGGATTTAGGTCTCGTAAGGCAATTGAAAGCCTTGTAGATGTAGCAATAACTGATGCTGCTAGATCGAAGCTTACATCTTGTAAGATTCTATTCGAAATGTCTACTGAGGCAGGTTTTGCTTTGTCTATCGCACAAGAATCAGGATTTACAGTAGATGTAGATCAAAATTATACGAAGTCAATTTTTACTGTTAAAATTTCTTGGTAAGGATATTCAAATGCGCAATGATGCAATGTTTAAGAAGAATAAAGAAGAACTGAATACATTCACGCACGCACTAGCTTTTGAATCTGTGTTTAACAGGGGTGCTGCTGTAAGTGTTAAATTGCGAAACGGCGACATTACAGATGTAATTTTCAAGTTCGCTGAAAGCGATACTGAAGAAAGTTGCTTTCATACTGCTGACTGGTCGCGCTGCTGGAATCTTGATGGTTCTAGTGTAACTAGCAAAGATTTTGATATTTGCTTTATGGCGTAAGGAGATTGAAATATGACAACTCGTAAAGAATTGCAAGAATGGCTTGAACAGTTTCCTGAGGATGCTAAAATTGAAGTGATTACCACCGATGATTCGTGTCACGGGTACGAATCTTACACTTCTGTAAGTGAAGTTGATATTGATTTGACTGAACCCGTAGATCCTGAATTTGGAACGTTTGCAAAAACTTTCGAAATTGTAAGGGAATACCTGCCCCAAACTGGATCTGGTCAAGTGATCCTCATTCGTCTAGGTGTCAAGAATTAAGATTTGTAAGAAAAAAGTTGTTGTAAATGTGCAACAAAGCAACAAAAGTTTCGAAAATCGCGTATAATTGATTCTGTTGTGAGTGACGCAGCAAACGAAATAAAGCGCGAAATTTGCAAGGTTTCAAAAGTTTCTAAGTGTTGTTTTTAAGCAACTAAACAACACAAAGTAGTAAAAATGTAGTAAAATGATTTTGTTGTCGATTCACTAAACCAACTTACTAAACTTCTTTTTAAAGGTAATTAAACATATGTCTACGAACATCGCTACTGCACGTCCGCTCAACGCTAACCGTATCGCTGCTGCGCTTACACACTGTTTCGCTGCAAAGCGTCCTGTGTTTCTTTGGGGTGCTCCTGGTATCGGTAAGTCTGATGTTGTTGCGTCCGTCGCTGAAAAGCTCGGTGGTCTGCTTGTCGATATTCGCTTGAACCTGCTTGATCCGACTGATCTTCGCGGTATGCCGTTCTATAACAAGAACACAGGTTTCATGGAATGGGCACCTCCGATCGATCTTCCGACTGCTGAACTCTGCGCACAATATCCGATTGTCGTGCTGTTCCTCGATGAAATGAACAGTGCTGCTCCTAGCGTTCAGGCTGCTGCATATCAGCTTACGCTGAACCGCAAGATCGGCACTTACAAGCTTCCTGATAACGTCGTTATCGTCGCTGCAGGTAACCGTGAAAGCGACAAGGGTGTTACTTACGCAATGCCTTCTCCGCTGTCGAATCGTTTCATTCACTTGGAGATGGAAGCTGACGCTGAAGCTTGGATCGATTGGGCTGTTCGCCACAATATTCACCCAGATGTTGTCGGTTATATCTCGTTCGCTAAAGACAAGCTCTTTACGTTCGATCCGAAGGCAAAGCAACGTTCGTTTGCTACGCCGCGTACTTGGGCCTTCACTAGCGAAATCGTTCGCACCCAAGAAGCTGGTAGCTACATGAGCGAAAAGGAAATGGTTGATTTGGTTGCTGGTGCAATCGGTTCGGGTGTTGCTACTGAATTCATGACGCACCGTGAAATGGCAAGCAAGCTGCCGAATCCTTCAAAGATTCTTAGCGGTGAAGTAACGAAGCTCGCTGATAACAGCAAGGAAATTTCGGTCATGTACACTCTGACCATCAGCATGTGCTATGAATTGGGTGACTTCGTTAAGAAGCACGCTCTGAATGGCGAACTCAGCAAGGCTGATAACAAGAAGTTGCACGAAATGACTGATTATTTCTTCAAGTTCATGATGGACAACTTCAAGACCGAAATGTGCGTGATGGGTGCGAAGACTGCACTTGCAACGTATGACTTGCCAGTCGATGTTTCGAGCCTGAAGAACTTCGATGAATTCTTCAAGCGTTTCAACAAACAAATTACGGATGCAATAAATCTAAAATAATAGTTTTTGGATAAATAGTAGTAAGTTGGGGAGAGGGTGAAAGCCCTCTCTTTTCAACAAAACTACTAAGGCAACTATGACTAATATTTTTTATGTGTATTTTTACTTGAGGAAAGATGGTTCCCCATATTACGTCGGAAAAGGGAAAAATAGACGAGCATTTAATCAGCATAATGGTTTTAATCCGCCAGCAGATAAGCGAAGAATAGTTTTTCCGCAGAAGGATTTGGATGAATTTGATGCGTTTTATTGGGAGCGTTTCTGGATTTCCTTTTATGGTCGTAAGGATATAGGAACAGGAACTCTACACAATAGAACGAATGGTGGGCAAGGAACCTCAGGAATTATTAGAGTCACATCTGAAGAAACTAAAGCAAAACAATCGATTTCTGCGAAGAATCGCTCTGCCACGAGCAATGCGAATATTTCAAAAGGTAAAAAAGGTTCTAAACCATGGAACAAAGGTCGTAAAGAAACAAGAGAGGATGTCTTAAAAAGGCAATCTGAATCTCACCAAAATCCAAGTGAGGAAGTGAGAAAAAAGAATGCTGATGGTCATAGAGGTAAGACTCATTCTGATGACACAAAGCAAAGGATGTCTGATAAAAAGAAAGGAAAACCACCAAATAACAAAGGTAAGAAAATGCCTATCGTTATTTGCCCACACTGCAATAAAAGCGGTGGTTCGTCTGGAATGAAAAAGTATCATTTTGATCGCTGTAAATTTAAACTAACTTAAATTGGAGATTTAAAATGGAAAACGCAATTGACTATTCGAATGATCCGTATGTTGTGATGTTGGAAAACCGCATTGCCTATCTGATGCGGCTCGTGGACCAACTTGGTGTCAATGAACCAGAAGTGTTCCAAAGTCCCGCTTTTCAAGCTTTTCAAGAACAAGAACGTTTGCAATACAACTAAATGCGCGATCTATTAAAAAATGATTTACTGGGTATCTTGATTGTATTCGTTTGCGTATTTGGTGTAGTAACAGCAACTTTATTGAGTCGTTAAAATGTCAAAACTATCTGTTGATGTAACTGAAATGGAAGTATTAAAAGCTGTTGCTGAATATCTGAACAAGAAATACAACGTCGAATTTACATCAGGTTCTTTGCGTCCATGTTACGATAAGGGCATTGGTTGCGCTGATATTACTGGTTATCATTTCACTGGCTCTACAAAACAGGATTAAAAATGTCTGAAAAACTCTATCTAATTGTATTGAGCGGTCAAGGCGATACGGATGTAAAACTGGTAAATGAAGATGTTTGGAATTGGATTTTCTCTCCATACACTTCTGATTGTGAAAAAGTTCCAGAATCTGTGTTGCTAGAAGCTGAAAAGCATGAGTGTTGTTCATTTGACGCTGAAGAAATGGATATGGAAGAAGATGGCTATTATTATGTGTCTACCGGATCAACTGATAATGATCGCGCGATGGGCGCACCTGGACCTTCATTTTGGTCAATGAAAGATGCTTTTGATTATATCAAAGAAAACGATATTGAAATCATCGCAGAATGGTCAGGTTACATTTATTAAGGAATAAAAATGGTCTATACTAAAGATTCTGAAGGTTTTCCGAATGTTGGCACATATGCCGCAATTCGATTTAATGGATCCAAAGAATGGTTGGAACCTTTTGGTTCAATCACACCATTTCTAACTGATCCGACTTGCGAAGTCGTATTATACGACAAACCAGGCGAAAAACTTCCCGATTAATTACAGTTTGTAATCTTACATATTGTAATGTTGTATTTTTACAACAAACATGCATACCTGATATAGTTGTGCTATAATGCACTATATAGGAGAAAAATATGAAGGAATACAATTTTGCAAAGTATAAAAGTTTAAACGAGATTCCTGACGAAGAAATGGATGCATTTCTTGCAGAATGGGATGCGATGAATAAAAATGGACTTTATAGTGAATCTCTTGATGCGTTAGACCGCATAGAAGAGGAATAATTATGAGATTATGTGAAATAGAAGACCAAGAAAAATTAAAATTAATTTTGAAAGGTAATGTATTGAATAATCTTGAACAATTTAACGAATATAAAGCATCGTTAAGAAATAAACCGACTTCCGTTTTACGAAAAGGTAAAAATGCAATTGTATCAAATTTAAATAAAACACAGGACATTTTGATAAATGCAATAATTACATTGCATAACTATGAAAATGATGCCGAAGCCGAATCACTGATTGATCAATATGAACAATTACTCGGTAAGCTCAACTCTGCCAAATATATGACAAATATTGAAGACTTCAGCTGGATCAAACGTTAATCGTTGTATTTTCGCAACACCTCATAAAATAATCTTCACAAATCCAAATTTTATAGTATAATTATCTTACTGAATACATTAAGGAACATAAATGTCTAGCACAAAACAAGTCACGACCAATCTCACGTTTGACAAGGAACGCGATAAGAAGGCTCTTGAAAAGCTTACTAATGCTCGCATCGCTTTGCTGCTTAAGCAACCATTTTTCGGCAATCTTGCATTGCGTCTTGAACCTGTCAATTCTGACGAATGGCTTCCGACGCTCGCAACTGATGGTCGTAAGTTTTATTACAACAGCGAGTTTGTTCTAAAACTCTCTGATAAAGAATTGATTTTTGGTATTGCGCATGAAATTTTGCATTGCGCATATGCACACGTCGGCTCACTCGGTGTTGCTCGTCAAGCAAATCGTGATAAGCAAATGTGGAATGTCGCACTTGATTTTTGCGTAAATGGCGACTTGGTCGATGCGCAAATCGGTGAAAAGATTACGACTGTCGAAATTTGCTATGATCGCAAGTATGTCGGTTGGACTGCGGAAGATGTGTATGATGATATCATGCAAAATCAGCAAAAGTTCAAGCAAATGAGCGCATTTGACGATCACCTCGATAACGATGGTGACGGCGACGAAGACGGTGATGGTGACGGTGATGGCGACAAGGATGGTAAGGGTCGTGGTCGTCCGACTATTGGTGATGTTGATAAGCTGCGCGATGAAATGCTTTCTGCTGTTATGCAAGCTGCGGCTGCTGCAGGTGCTGGTAAGACTCCTCTCGGTGTTCAGCGCTATCTTGATCGTATCTTGAAGCCTGTTATTGATTGGCGCACTCTGGTTGAACAGCATATCCAAAGCCAAATCAAGTCTGACTTTACGTTTATGCGTCCGTCGCGTCGTTCGTTTAGCTGCGATGCAATTCTTCCTGGTTCGAATGTCGATACTATGGTTGAACTGCATGTTGCAATGGACATGTCTGGTTCTACGGCCCCTTATGCCCAAAAAATGGTGTCTGAGGTTTTGAACATTGTTGATTCGTATCAGGATTACAAACTCCATTTGTTCTGTTTTGACACTGCGGTGTACGATTACATTACAATTACGCCAGACAATGTGGCAGACTTGGAGGAATATGAATTCCGCGGTGGTGGTGGTACTGATTTCGAATGCATTTTCGAACACTTGAAGGAAATCGATTCCCAACCAAAGACACTTTTAGTCTTCACGGATATGTATCCTTGTGCGGGTTGGGGTGATCCAGATTACTGCGATACGATCTGGCTTGCATACGGCACGAAGGATATCGAAGGGCCGTTTGGTCAGACAGTGTTTTATGACGCAATTGAAGAAAAAGCGTAATCTAAGCTAGTAACTTACAAAAACGGAGCAATTGCTCCGTTTTCCTTATTGCGACTAAAAACAACTACAAGTATAATCAATTTATGACTAAAAGAAAAACAAGCGAAGATTATATCCTTGAAATTTATCTAAAGTTTGGCAAAAGCGATGGCTATGAAAAATTAGTGTATTTCGGAGCCAACTCTGATATCGAAGTCGTGTGTCCCGTCCATGGTCCTTATTGGCAAAATGCTTTTAATCATCTTAAAAGCGGGAAGTGCCCATACTGTTACGGATTTCGCAAAACTACTGAGACCTTCATTGCAGAAGCTAAAGAGGTTCATGGCGACACATATCTGTATCCAAATACTGTATTCGTTAGCCAATATAAAAAGGTAGAAATTGAGTGTCGTATTCATGGGACATTTACTCAATTGCCGAATAATCATCTAGCAGGGAAAGGATGTAGAGAGTGTGGTATAGAAGTTCGTGCCGCGAAACAACGAAAACTTTACCAAACTTTTATAGATCAATCCAATCTCAAACATAATTTCAGATATACTTATCCAGACCATAATATCTATGTAAATGCATCGACTAAACTAGACATTATTTGTAGTTTGCATGGTACATTCAAGAAACGACCAGCAGATCATTTAAACGGCGAAGGTTGTCCTACATGCGCCAAATCAAAAATCAGTAAAGTGGAGGAAGAGTGGTTGGCCTCATTAAATATACCAAATCTAATCAAACAAAAACGAATTAAATTATCTGATGGAACATATGCGGTTGTAGATGGTTTTGATCCAAGTACAAATACTATATACGAATATCACGGTAAATTTTGGCATGGGCACCCAGATAGATGTGATCCAGATGAAAAGCACCCCAAAAACAAGATTTTAGGGAGTGACTTGTATTTCGATACTCTCATTCGAGAAATACGATTAAGAGATTTAGGTTACAAAATAGTATCTAAGTGGGCATAATAGTTGCAAACTGTCAAGCGCTCTCCGGAGCGCTTTTTTTTCGGCTATACAAAATACAATAACCAATAAATACTTGTATGAAAATAAATGAAATAGATCCAGGCGAAAAACAAACATTCGAACCCTCTAATACAGATTTGAGCAAAAGTTTTGGTAAATTTTTGTCTGATTGTAGTGAATCCATTGCTGCAATGCAAGCTACAAATACATTTTTATATAGGGGTATGTCGAATATTGTTTCTCCGGATATTTTCATTGGACGTTCAAGAGAACATAGAAATTCATTAACATTCAAGCCATCTGTATCGAAACAAATTGATAAACAATTTATAAAAGCTGGATTCAAAACTCATAGATCCAACTCAATTTTCTGTACTAGTTTGGCGGGTGTAGCAGTTACTTATGGTAGGCTTTATATGATTTTTCCCATCAATGGTTTTGATTTTGCTTGGAGCAGTGAAGTTTATGATTTTGCTACAAATAATCGGTTGGCTACTATAGCTAACATTAATCCAAAAGAATTTGATCCGATTGAGTTCAGTTATTCAGACACTAACTTAAAGGGTGCATTAATGTCTGGTAAGGAAATAATGATACACGGAACTTATTATGCATTCAGATACTCAAAATATGGAAAAGGTTTATCTAAGGCATTGAAGGTTGCACTACCATGAAACTATTTGAACTAGATCCAGGCGAAAGGCAAGGTGTGCCGTATCATGGCATGGAACGTATAATTGACGTCCTAGAATCTGAATGTGGAGATGCATTGCAGGCAGTAAAAAGTGCTCACAGATTTATATACCGCGGCGTAAAGGTAGGTGGTTCAAATGTAGGGACATTTTGGAAACCAAGACATTTGCAAGGTAGCGCACCAACTATCTTTAAATCATCATCTAGAGAAAATAGAAAGCCAATGGATACTCCAGGGCAAATTCAAAATATGATTGATGGTGCTCTAGAAGCAACTGGGTTTAAAGCACTGCGAAGTAATTCAATATTTTGTTCTGGTTACAAAGCTGCTGCAATTAATTATGGTGTGCCGTATATTATTTTCCCTATCAATGGATTCGACTTTACTTGGTCAAGAAGATATGCAGATTTATTTTCTGACGTTATCGATAATCTAACAGTAAATGATGGAGCTAGAGAACAATTTTTCGATCAATTCGAACATGATCCTGGCGAGTGGATTTTCGATATTGCAAAATATAATAACAGTGGTTTAGAAAACGCCATCAATTCTAATCATGAAATTATGATTAGAGGCGAATACTATGCAATACATCATCAATTTGAACCTGTCTTAAAAAGCTATTTGATGTATTAAATTTTGTCCATTTTGTTAATAAATACATAATATGGAATTGACAAAATGACACAACAAATAATTAATATAGGTTCAGCACCAAACGACGGAACGGGTGATAATCTTCGTTCTGGCATGACTAAGGTGAATGCAAACTTCACTGATCTTTATACAAATAAATTAGGTTTTACTGGTAACTCTGTAATAGTCGGTGGAAATGTAGATATTTCTGTTGTTGGTTCTGGCATCAAAGTTGCTGAAGGATCTAATGCAAAACAAGGAGTCGCTACTCTATCATCTGGAGTGATTGTTGTGCCAAATACTTCCGTCACAGCGACTAGCAGAATTTTCCTAACTGCACAAGATAATAATAGCACAGGTGTATTAAGAATTTCGTCTAGGACGCCAGGGGTATCATTTACGATCACCTCAAGTAATTCAGGGGATTCTGGTGTGATTGCTTACGAAATTTTCGAACAAGGTTAAACATGACACAACAAATAATCAATGTTGGAGCAACTTCCAACGACGGAACCGGCGATAAGTTACGATATAGTATGCAAAAAGTAAATGCAAATTTCACAGATTTGTATTCTACTTCCTACGCATCAAATGTTTTAAATACTTTCAATACTAGAAGTGGGACAGTAACATTGCTTTCAGCAGACGTGAACGGCGCGTTAGGCTACACGCCATATAGTTCAACAGGTGGTATTGTGTCTGGTGCAGTTACTATAGGTTCTACTGCGGCATCAACATCTACTACCACTGGCGCACTGATTGTAGCGGGTGGTGCGGGTGTCGCAGGTGCAATTAATTCTGCATCCGTAACAACTAGTTTATTAACGGTTACAGGAAATATCGATATTTCTACAATTGGTGCTGGATTGAAGGTCGCTGAGGGTTCCAATGCCAAACAAGGAGTCGCTACACTGTCTTCTGGAACGGTTCTTGTATCAAATACTTCAGTTACTGCAACTAGTAGAATCCAGCTAACTGCACAAGATAATAATAGCACCGGGGCATTACGAGTGTCAGCAAGAACACCATTTACATCTTTCACTATCACATCTAGCAATGGAAGTGATTCTGGTGTCGTCGCTTACGAAATCTTCGAACAAGGTTAAACCACGTTTTTTCTCATGCCACATCTCTACTAGTTAAATATCTGTATATAACTCAATGGAGATGTAGCAACATGTCAGATGTAACCACTCAACAAACAGCACCAGAATTAGGCGTCCAGGACCTTCAAACGGTTCTTGCAGTAATTGAACTTGCAAGCACACGCGGAGCATTTAAGGGCGGCGAATTAAGTGCCGTCGGTCAAATTTTTGATAAAATCAATAATTTCGTAACAGCATTCACTAAACAAGCAGAGGAAGCCGCTGCAAATGAAGCACAACAAGAATCATCAACACCAGGAGAAGCACAGTGATAAAGCATATTGGTAGACATAACAATAAGAAAGTAATAATTTTGTATCGTGAAGTTCCTGAGGAAGCACATATGTGCCTCGTGACATATAGTGATGCTCTACCACGTAAGTATCATGATACTATCATGCCAATTCTTGAATCTCAACCTGGGCAAGCAGCAGACGTATTTGCAGAAGCATTGCACCGCAATTTATTGCATGATGGTCGCAACATTTTAGGTAGTTTGCACAAAGAAGGATTTATCAAGAAAGTCCCGACAAATCAAGTCATTGTAACAGCAACCCCGACTAGTCAAGTTCGTCTTGATGAATTGAATAACATTCTTTCTGAAATGCGAAAGGGTGAAGAAGCAATTAAGAAAATGGCTGATCTAGACTCAAATCGCGGCATGAATGGAAATAATAATCCATACAAACAAAAAGCACAAGATATCGCAGAACAATTTGATGAGTCGCAAAGTGGTGTCGGTGTATTAGATGATACGTATTTTGCACAACAGAATCTAGCTCAAGCTGCTAGAATGAAAACTGAAGCGGAAGGTTTGCTAAAAGAGGCAGCGCGTTTGGAAGCGGAAGCAAAAAAGTTCCTTCCAGAAGAAAAAGAAGCAAAAGTAGTCAAGACACGAGCTCCTCGCAATGCCAAGAAAGTCTCAGTCCAAAGCTAACGCAGGACCCAAAGCCCGGAAAATTTCAATCAACGCTAAAAAAGATTGGAAGAATATTCTCAAGCAGGTGGAGAAACAAGAAGTTCCCTTAGAATTTGTTAGATCGATTATGATAAAATTGATCGACGGGACGGATATCTCCATTGACGTCCCAGCTTTATTAGAATCTAGTGAAGCTGGGACTGTGGAGGAATATCTTAATGAAAAATTTGCAGAACTGGATGCTTACATACAATCAGTAGACTTTTTTATAAATGTAGAATCTGTAACTACAATAGTCCAATCATCAACAGACGAATTATTTAAAAAATTGTCATGACAAAAAGAAAAACTACCGAAGAATTCATTTCTGAATGTATTTCTATTCATGAATTTAAGTATGATTATTCTAAAACTAATTATATAAATGCTAAAACTAAGGTAGAAATTATTTGTTCTTCTCATGGTAGCTTTTGGAAAGTCGCTGAATCTCATACTAAATTGAAAATCGGTTGTCCTAAATGCAGCGGAAGGTATGTAACCAATACTGAAGAATTTATTAATAATTCTAAGAAACTTCACAATAATTACTACGATTATTCTAAAGTAAACTATGTCTCTAGTTTAATTAAAGTTGAAATTATATGCCCAATCCATGGTAGTTTTTGGCAAACACCTGGAAATCATTCTAGTAAAAAAGGATGCATTTCTTGTTTTGGTCATAAGAAATTATCTACAAAAGAATTTATTATTAAGGCAAATAATATTCACAATAATAGATATGACTATTCTGAAACCAATTACGTCAGCAACAATAAGAAGGTTAAAATACACTGTAAAGAGCATGGAATATTTTTGCAAACTCCTGATAATCATTTGCATAAAAAGGGTTGCCCCTTATGTGTTTCTACTATCAGCAAATCTGAAACAACTTGGTTAGATTCGTTTGATAATCCGAAAATTATTAGACAATATCGTATTATAGTAGCTGAGGGCAAACATTTTAGAGTTGATGGATATGATCCCACAACAAATACTGTATATGAATATCACGGGAAATATTGGCATGGTCATCCAGATGTATTTCCTGACCGAAATGCTGTTCATCCAGTAAACAAAATACCAGCAATCAATCTATATGAACGAACGCTAGAAAAAGAACATCTTCTCAAAGATTTGGGATATAATCTCATTTCAGTCTGGGAATAATCAAAAAGAGAAAATTATGAAAGCTATATTTGCTGTTGACTCATCCGGCGGGATAGGCAACAAGGGGTCACTCCCTTGGCCAAAACACGCTGAAGACCTAGTGTGGTTTAAAGAGCACACACTAAACAATATCGTTGTAATGGGAAAAAACACGTGGAAGGACAAGAAAATGCCCAAACCACTCAAAGATCGCATCAATGTTGTTGTAACAAATAATCCACCTGAAGATGCTTTGGCTCGATATTCTACTCCAGACAATCTTACTGAAACACTGATAACTCTCAAAGAAAGTTTTCCTGAAAAAGAAATTTTTGTCATCGGTGGCAAACAAGTTCTAGAATGGCTAAGACCGGAAATCAAGACAATTTATTTGACACGCTTCAAGGGAAGGTATTATACTGATACTAGATTAGACTTGAATTCCTTTTTAACAGGATTCCGTTTAATGTCAGTCAAACCAGGTGATAATTGCACCTTCGAGGTTTGGGAAAAAATTACATTTCCATGGAAGGATAAAGAAGAATGAAAGCATACTTAGAACTATTACAAGACGTATTGGACAACGGAGTGCAGAAAACTGACAGAACAGGGACTGGCACTCTTTCTGTTTTCGGCAAACAATTGAGATTCGATCTATCAAAAGGGTTTCCCGCTGTCACTACTAAAAAATTAGCGTTTAATTCAATGAAAGCAGAATTATTGTGGTTTATACGTGGATCAGGAAATGAATTAGATTTACGTGAAATTCTACATGGTGATCGTAACTCAGAAAAATCCACAATCTGGACTGATAATGCAAATGCAGATTATTGGAAACCACATGCAGAATTTGAGGGTGATTTGGGACGCGTATATGGTGTGCAGTGGAGGCGCTGGATTACTCCGATTAATGAATTCGGTGTTCATCAAGGCTCTCCAGCATACACTACTGTAGAAATTGATCAATTAACTGCATTGATCGATGGCATCAATACTGACCCAACTGGTCGCCGTCATATTATTTCTGCATGGAACGCAGGTGAGATTGCTACGAAACAATTTGCATTGCCACCGTGTCACGTTATGGCACAATTCAATGTTGTAAATAACAAACTGGATTGCATGATGACCCAAAGAAGTGTGGATACCTTCTTAGGATTGCCATTTAACATCGCCTCATATGCGCTATTCACACACCTTATTGCCCAAATATGCAATCTGGAAGTAGGTGAATTAATTATGTCATTGGGTGATACCCATATCTATTTAAATCATATAGATCAAGTTAGAGAACAACTTTCTAGAACTCCGCTCCAAGCACCTGCGTTATGGCTCAATCCAGATGTCACTAACATTGAATCCTTCATTATGGACGATATTCTGTTAGAAGATTATCAATCACATGCATCCATCAAAGCACCAATGGCGGTTTAAATGACTAAGAAAATTCTCGTTACTGGTGGAGACGGATTTATAGGAACATACGTTATCAAACTTTTATCAGAGAAGTATGGTTCTGACAATATCCTAAGTATGGATAATCATACAACATATCTCGATCTTATTCCAAAAGAAGAATTGACATTTCTATTAACAGAACGTCAAAAGATCGTAGGTGTTCCTCTAGCTTATTGTGATATCAATGACAAGACATTAGTAAAGAAGGCATTTGATATGTTCAAGCCAACACATGTTTTGCACTTAGCCGCTTTCCCGCGTGCCAAAGTAGTTGACAAGAATCCGTCATATGCTAGTGAAACATTAATATCAGGATTGCTTAATATTTTAGAAAATTGCTCTACTGTAGAGCATTTTGTTTATATCAGTAGTTCAATGGTATATGGTGATTTCGATCATCCAATATCAGAAAATGAACTATGCAATCCCAAAGGGACGTATGGTATTCTTAAACTAGCAGGAGAACAGCTAGTTAAAGATTGGGCATCTAAGATGGATAAAAATTATACAATTCTACGCCCTAGCGCGGTTTATGGACCACTTGATGTTCAGGATCGTGTTGTTAGTAAATTCTTTGAAGCTGCAATGAAAGATGAAGCATTAACCGTTCATGGTGCTGAACAATTACTAGACTTTACGTATGTAGAAGATTTAGCATCTGGTATTTGTGCTACAATAGAAACACACAAAAGCTTTGGTCACACATTCAATATGTCTAGAGGTTCTTCACGAACATTATTGGATGCTGCTGAATGTATTACAAAAATAGTCGGCGCTGGCCGAATCAACATTCAATCCAAACATCCGATGTATCCGTCAAGAGATTCATTAGATTGCAGTAAAGCATATGAATTATTAGATTTTACGCCTACTACTGATATTGAAGTGGGCTTTCTCAAATATTATGATTGGCTAAAATGAACATTCCTTTTTTTGCTTTAGATAGACAGTATCAAACAATTAGAACCGATATTCTCAATGCATATGATAAAGTATTATCATCTGGTAAAGTAATCAGAGGTATCAACACTCAAATGCTTGAAGAAGAAATTGCTGCTAGATGTGATAGGCAATTTGCAATCGCAGTTAATAGTGGCACAAGTGCATTAATGGGTGCTATCATTTCTTTGTATTGTCAATCAAAGAATATCTTATGTCCAGCAGAAAGCTTTGTCGCAACAGCAAACGCAATTTATTCTACATCAAATAATCCTGTGATTGTAGATTCTGATTACAGTGGATTGCTTGATATCAAAAAATTGACTAAAGCGAAATTAGAAAACGCAAGTGCCTTGCTTTATGTAAATTTATACGGTAATTGTTTAGATTATGACAACTTACGTGTAATGCTAGAGTTATATGGGATCAGCAATCTTCCTATTATTGAGGATGCGTGCCAAAGCTTCGGTTCATCATATAAAGGAATCCCATCAGGAAAACTGGGAACTATTAGTTGCTTGAGTTTTGATCCAACAAAGAATTTAAACAACTATGGATCAGGTGGAATGATTTTGACTGATGATATTCATGTTGCAGAATATATGCGAAACTTTAGATCAAATGGGACTGAAGTATATTCACACCGTTTAGAGTATGGAATAAATGTTCAAATGTCTGAAATGGATGCTGTTGGATTGCTCGTAAAGTTGAAACATTTTGATAAATGGCAAGCACGCAGAACACAAATTGCCAATCACTATAATTCAGAATTTTCTAAAATATTTGCATTAGATATTCCTACCCAAACACTCGATTCTGTGTGCAACTGGCACAAATATGTGTTGAGAACTTCATCGAACGATAGAGATAAACTTAGACAACATCTAGAAAAGAATGGTATTGAAATTAGAATTCATTATGAGAAAACATTAAGGCATCATCATATGAATACTGACAAATACGATACCAATACTATTTCTCACAAAAATTGCCTAGAAAAGCTTAGTTTACCCATATACCCAGAGCTCCAGGATGTCGAGGTGGAATACATCATAAAGGTAGTAAAAGAATACTACGGTAAATAGTAGTATGAGACTCTATGAACTTAAACCAGGCCAAAAGAAGGAATTTCACCCTTCAAACACTGAAGAACCTCAATCATTTACTACGTTTTTAACGAATTGTAGTGAATCTATTGCTGCTATGCGCGAAGCTAAAAGTTTTTTATATCGCGGAATAAAGAGTACAAAAGGTGATATATTTTTAGGGCGGCCCAGAGCTAATCGTAATGCTGTGGATACAAAAGGCTCTATTCAGAAAGAAGTAGATAAATTTTACACTGCTGCAGGGTTTACTGCATTACGATCTAATTCTATATTTTGTTGTGGTGATATCAACACCGCTATATCCTATGGTGATCCATATATAATTTTTCCTATAAACGGATTTGCATTCACTTGGAGTCCTAAGATATATGATTTTTATGATTATATGCAAAGCAAAGATATCAATAACCCAAGTGATTTGTATTCCAATCAAGATGTATTAGATACAATCAGGAAATCTTCAGACCGTATAGCAAATAAACTCGATTCTATAATAATTAAACGACGTTTTGATGATGTAGGTGATGAACTCTATTATATCAAGGTTTGGTTCAACGACATAAGTTATGAATATAATCCGAAAGAAATCCCAAAGTTTCTAATGAAAGCATCCAAAAAATGTTTTGATATAGAAAAAAAGTATAAAGTTGATCTTAAAACTATACATGCATATATTTCTGAAATTAATGAACTGCTGAAAACCACTATCCTGACGTCGGATCAGGTTCTATCAAATTTACAATACACTGATAAGGATTTTGCTGCTGCACTAAAATCCAAAAAAGAAATAATTGTCAATGGTGAATATTATGCATTCACGAATAATAAATATCACAAATATCTGTGGGATGCACTCATTAAATGAAGTTATACGAATTAGAAATCCAACTTGGTGAGAAACAAGAGCTAACACCAGAACTTAGTGAAACGTATATCGCACTTATTAAACGAGATTGCTCAGAAGCACTTGCGGCAATGAAAGCGACAGGAAGGTTTTTGTATCGTGGTGTTCCTGGGGCGACCTTAAGGGCATTTAAAGGTGCATCAAGAGAAAATCGCAGACCACTCTCAACTAAAGCACATTTCCAAGTATTGATTGATGAAATGTTATCTCATTATGGATTTAAAGCATTAAGATCAAATTCTATATACTGCACTTCTGCATACGAAGAAGCACAATATTATGAGAAGGGATCTGGACATTTGTATATGATTTTTCCCATCAATGGATTTGATTACACTTGGAGCCGATATTCAGGTGATCTTTATGCTATGATGGGATCGTCAGATTATCAAACGTTGAATAATAGAGATTTCGAAAGTTTTCAAGAAAAATTCCAATTTACAAACAAGTATCTGAATGATGCCTTGACAGCTGGACACGAAGTAATGGTCCATGGTCAATATTATGCATTTTCTAACCTAATATATGGCTATAATTTTGATAAGGAATTATTAGAATGAAAATATACGAAATTGAAGCTGGTGCCAAAGAGAAGTTTGAATCGCCGATTGAAAAAATTGTTCCGTTAATTCAACAACATTGTAGGCAAGCACTTTACGGAATGCAGCAGGCAAACAGATTTCTCTATCGAGGAGTAAAAAAGATGCCAGCAGTAGCATTCCTGGGCCAATCTAGGGAAAACAGAAGTCCATCAGCATCGTCAGCGACATTTCATAGAAACATTAATTTAGCTTTTGCTACAGCAGGATTCGTTGCAAATAGATCCAATTCAATATTTGCAACGTCTGATAAAGGAGAAGCTGCTGGCTATGCATTAGGAAGCAGCAATAAACCATATATGATATTCCCCATAGACGGATTTAAATTTACTTGGAGTCCATCAATTCAGGATCTCTTTGTTAATGAATATGGTTTATTTGGGAATGGCCCGGAAGAATACTTAAAGAGAATGAAATTCTATTACGAGGATGATGCTGACCCAGAACTTATCAACGAATTTTTATGGAAATCAGAATATACTGATAAAGATTTCGGAGCAGCAGTTAGTTCACGCAATGAAATAATGATCCATGGCCAATATTATGCGGTTAGTACTGAATTCGAAGATTGGCCAGAGTTTAGACAACTCATTGGTTCTTGAAATATTCATCCAACCACGCCCACTCAAAACTTAACAACAATTTATTCAATTCGCCATTGACACTTTCATAATATGTGATAGCGTCTTTTGCACCTTTAAGGCACATATCTGCATTCTCGCCTTCGGCAACATTCAACCAAATATCCAATCTTTCTTTTGCAATATAGTCGCCATTGTCTGCAAAGTATCTAAGCTTCAAACTTTCCCTAAAAGATGTGCGCCAACATACTTTACTATCTTTATTAAAATGACTCGTTCCACTAAGCATAGGAACAACATCGTGCAACGAAGAAAGCGTAAAATCTAATCCGTGATTATCATCCATACTCAATACCGTATTCTTGTGGTATGCGATAATTGCCTGATGGCCATATTCTAATCCATTGACAGGATTCTTTGCATGAAAAATATAGTGGCGTGGCATGCGAAGTCGGTCTGGTTGCCAATTAAAATCAAAATTCGTATCAATCTCTAACTTAGCAAATACATTGAATGCCCAATTTGTTTCACTAGCATTCGATGCTGCCTTATATGCTGCTGATCGACCATTTACACCATCGACCCTAACGATACGATTTTTGAAACCTTTATCTATAACGTATTCATTAAGCTTCAACCACATATCATCTGCCATCGATTCACCATTGCTAATGAATACAATATCAAGTGGTTTGCTTTTATACCAATCTTTCTTATCTATCGTAATGAATGGATAGTCGTATATTTGAGAATTGAAATAGTTCTTAACGTCTTTTGGCACCAATGCAAACTCTGCACCATCACTCAATACATGCACCGATCTATCTTTACCTGACCATAGATTTGGCGTGTATGTAAGCACGCCCCCTTCATATTTTTTAGGCAAAAACAATGCATAATTAGTAGAAAAAACGTGATTTTCGACTACTTGAGGCAAGGTTTCTTCAGTAAATCGTACAGTTTCAACGTCATACCTATTAACTGGCTGCACTGATACGTAATTCACTGTTTTAAAGTCCTCTAACTTACTAATTTGCTGTCTCTGCGCTTTAAATTCAGTTACTGGAACATAAAATGTATCGCCATACTTCTGATCGTTACTAGGAAATACATGTAACATATTATGTTGCCAAGCACTTGGGTGCCAGCTAAAGTCAAATGTGGAATAATCACAAATACTTGAGATAACCCAAATATGTTTTGTCTCAGATTGATTGGCACAACGAGTTATAGCATCCAAATAATTATCAACAAATCGCATCGTTTTTATATTAGAATATTTTTGCTTTAGAATATCTAATTGTGTTTTGCTTTCTGGATTGAAATGATCTAGATACCAAATATCAATTTGTTCTTCACTATTATCCACTGTTTGATTCTTGACAAAATTAAGATTTGGCCAATCTTTGATATCATTGCACCATGTTCTGTTTCTGTTTAACTCAAACTTAGACAATAGAATTGAATCAGTCCATTTATCCCATTTACTACCGAACACATGTGTCATAGATAGTTCCCATGGTTCTGGGGACCAACTGAAATCAAATTCATCATAAACAAATTCACTACTGATAATCCAGAATCTATCTGTATTACATTTATTAGCACAACGAATTGCTGTTTGTTGTAAATTATTAACGAATCTCGTTTTTTGTAGCTGCGGATATTTGTTCTTTAATGATTCAAATCTTTCAGTACTTTCTTTGTTACCTTTGTCTAAAAAGAACATATCAAGTGATGCTGTATTTGTTGTTTTAATATCCGCAACATAGTTAATACTTGTATTACCGGCTAGATATGACGGTGCATTAACAAAATATGTTTCACTGTGTTGTTGCCATTGTGACGCAAATACATGAACAAGATCAATTTGACTTTTATCTGGGTGCCAACTGAAATCAAATTCATCATAATTTAAATCTTTACTCAATGCCCAAAACTTTTCAGTAGGATGTTCGCTTATTAAATCTTCTAATGTAGATAGTATGAAATAGCGAGGGGAATTAATACCACTATAAAAAACCCGTATATCATTGATATAATTGCATCCACGAGGCGCGGTTGTTCCTGCGAAATATGAAGTTTCAGAAGTTTTTTGCCATTGTGAAGGGAAGACATGTTTATAATCCTTTTGACTTTCATCTGGATGCCATGAGAAATCAAACGTAAAATAATCTGCGTTAGGATCAAGCGTCCAATATTGCATTTCAGGTATTGCTTTAGCTTTTAACTGTGGGACATATTTTTCTTGTGTCGCATTCTTTACAACGTATGTCGGACCACCTGTAGCTTGCCACTGCGTTCCAAATTTATAAATATATGGAGGGTCATTAGGATGTGGGCACCAACTGAAATCAAAGCTACTCTTATCGATATTAGCGGGAACAATCCAGCCGCCAATTGGAATAGTTTTTGCACGCAACTCATCGTGGAATTTTGGAGCAACTGCTTTAATACAATGATATTCGGGTCCCCCAATGTCCCACCATACCGTACCGAATATGTGAATGTAAGGTGGCTCGTCTGGGTCAGGGTGCCAGGAGAAGTCGAAACTATCTACATCTATATTTTCAGGGACTACCCAGTTTTCGACACACGATTTCCTAACAACTCGTTGCTCAGTTCTATAATTTTTAATTAAATTTGATTCAGTTAGATTTGCCGGAATGAGATACGTTCCAGCATTGCGCTGCCACTGCGAACCAAACACGTGAGTGTGATGCTGTTCCCATTTAGGTGGCATCCAATAAAAATCAAAATTATCATAATCTGTATCTGCTGTAATCACCCAACAAAACTTAGTTCTGCTTTGTTTTGCAGCATCGAAAATATCTACTGCGTATTTTTCATGTGGAAATAGATTTGGTTTAGTAGAAGTGGTGTAGAATACGTCGAACATAAATATATTTAAATATGCATATTATAACATGAAAATAAACGAAATAACAGATAATCCCAAAGCCGATGATGCTGAAATTGATGCTTTAGTAAAAACAATTCGCACTGAATGTAGCCAATTTATTCCCTATGTAGTTGAAGCCCGTTATGCATTATATCGCGGCTTGCAAGTCGGAACAAAATGGCATAGCTTTGTTACTAAACAACGACAAATCCCGTTAGCATTCGTAGGAAAATCTATAAGCCGTTACGGTAGTGGTGTATCGCCCACCGAAAAAGAATTTGATAATTTATTGTTAAATGCTGGATTTACTGCACTAAGATCAAATTCAATCTATACGACAGGTGATCAGCACGTAGCTGAAGGATATGGTGAAATGTATGAGATTCTTCCGAAGAACGGATTTACATACACTTGGGCTCCAGGTGCAGGTAAAGATAATGTATATATTGTAGAAACTATCAATGATATTTTAAAAAGTGGCAATACAGATCCAGAAAACGTTAGACAATATCTATCCGATACAAATTTGGCACAAGCAATAAAGCAAGGAACTGAAATATACATACATGGTGAATATTATGCATTTTCAAGATGGAAAATGCGGAGAGTGCTTGATAAATTGTGGAACGAAGAATTTCATCCAGGACGGGTAATTCAATGAAAATAAATGAAATTGATTTGGAACCAGGACAAAAACAACGATTTGATCCTTCAAACACAGACTATGAAAGAAGTTTCGATAAATTTCTTTTAGATTGTAGTGATTCCATCGCAGCGATGAGGCAAGCAAAGCAACTTTTATATAGGGGGATAAAAACAAAAGTCCCTGATATTTTTGTTGGTATACCACGACAAGATAGGAGTCCATTGGACACCCCTAAGGGACATAATGAACAAATCAATACTCTCATGTCCAAAGCAGGATTTACTGCAATAAGAACCAACTCTATATTTTGTTCAGGTTCAGTTTGGGAAACTGGAATGTATGGAAAAAATTACATCATCTTTCCTAAAAATGGATTTGATTTTACGTGGAGCACTAAGATAGATGATTTAACGCGCTACTTATCTTTAAATCGTACTAACTTTTCACAATATGGATTCCAAGCATATTCTGATACTTTTCAAAAATATAGAATTGCAGGGTTCAATGTAACATCTTATATGCGACAAATAATCCATGAAGTTAATAACTTACCTTATGGCTCTCCTGAAAGAAAAGGCGGTGAAAAACTAGGAGGTCTCATTGCAAATACTCAAAACTATTACAAGATGGATCTACAAACCAATACTTATATGTTTCCATCTGCAAAAGATGCTAAAAAAATTGCTGCTGCGGTCGTCGCATACAATTCAATGTACAAGCAAAATATAGGTGAGAAATTGATGGACCACTTACCTGACTATATTCAATACGCAACTGCCATGCAGAATCCGCAAAAGAATATTCATCCAAAAGACGTTATGCAAGGTATGGGTTATAAGTCAGATGATTTTACAGCGGCGCTTAACTCATTACATGAGATTCTGATTAAAGGTGAATACTATGCCTTTAATAAAGACAAATACTATTACGAACTAAGAGAAAAGATACTCTATGAAAATAAATGAAATAGATCCTGGTGAAAAAATTGATATAAGTGATACAAATAATATTTATCATTTTATCGATCTAATTCATACTCATTGTTCAGAAGCTATTGCCGGAATGAAGCAAGCCAATAAATTTCTGTATAGGGGGATAAATGGGGTGCCATCTATGTTTCATGGAAAACCTAGGTCCGACAGACAACCGACCAATAAAAATCGTACGGAATCACAGAAAATGTTTGATATTGCACTAGCAAAACAAGGAATAGAAGCTAACCGTTCAAATTCTATATTTTGTTCTGGAAGCGTAACTCAAGCTATGATCTATGGATTAGATGATAATGACGTTTATTGCATATTTCCCACAAATGGATTTAAGTTTGTCTGGAGTCCGAAAGTCAGAGATATAGTTAATGATCCAGACTATAATTGGCGAAATCGTTACGAACAAGAATTTTATGATCGATATGTCATAAGGAAAGATTACACAAATCAAGCCTTAGGAGAAGCAATTAAGTCTGGTCATGAAATCATGATTGCTGGAGAATATTATGCAATCCGTAGCAATCTTGCTGGCGGTGTTTTTTGGAAATATTTAGTCAAATGAAAATATACGAAATAGAAGCTGGTGAGAAACAAAAATTTGAGCCGTCTAATTCAGATGAAAATAGAACGTTTCAAAAGTTCCTTTCTGATTGTAGTGATTCTATTGCTGCAATGCAATCTGCAAATAAATTTATATTCCGTGGTACATCCTCTTTTCCAAGTGAAATATTCATCGGAAAATCTAGAGATAATAGAAATTCACTAAGCTATGTTCGGGAAGAAAGTAAGATAATAGATTTCCAATTTGAACAAGACGGATTTGATGCTAGGCGCACCAATTCTATTTTTTGCAGCGGGTCTGGTCCAGAGGCGGGTAGTTATGGTAAGCTTTATATGATTTTCCCCATCAACGGATTTAAATTTACATGGAGCCCAATGGTTGTTGATTTCGCTACAAATGCAAGCATTAATAAACATTTATCACATTTTCATCCACTAAGTTATGGCTACACAAATAAGAATTTAGTTGCGGCCATAAAATCAAAAAATGAAATAATGATTAATGGATCCTACTATGCATTTTCCTTCAAAGAATACTGGAAGCCATTATCTGAATATTTTGGGTTTAAAAAATGAAAATATATGAAATAGAAGCTGGTGACAGAAATCCTGTAACAGATGGTGCAGATGAAAAAATTATTGAACTTCTAACTACAGAATGTAGTGATGCTATTTCAGCTATGCAACAAGCAAAAACATTTTTGTATAGAGGATTTAAAGATGCTGCTAATGTGCCAGAAGCGTTCCATGGCAGACCAAGAGAAGATAGACGAACATTACATTCTAATCCGAAAGTTCAAATTGCATTTGATGAAAATATGAAAGTATATGGCTTTGCTACTAATAGATCAAATTCAATATTTTGCACTTCTGTAAAAAAGAGAACTAGTTTATATGGCTATCCGTATCTAATCTTTCCTAAGAATGGATTTAATTTTCTTTGGAGTCCTGACGTTCATGACCTATTTTCTGCGCCGCATATTGATAGTTGGGCTGAAACAATCCTGAAAACTTCGAACAAGGAAGCAGCAGCACAAGAGTTTGTTAGACGTTTCAAATATACTGATAATAACTTTGTTTCTGCATTAGAGAAGGGGAATGAAATTATGGTAAGTGGTGAATATTATGCATTCTCTGCTAAGAATACAAGCGAGATATTCAAAAACCATTATGGTGATAAGATTAATTTTGAAACTATCCTTTCTGCAACATTTAAGATCCCGGTGCAGGGTGATTAAAGCTTCGTGACATTGATTCCGCATTTCTTTAAGAAGCCGATCCCAGATGTATCACGATAAACTTCGTCATAGAAAAATGATTTCAATTCCCGCTTCTTTGAGCATTAAACTTGATCGTTTAAAACTCTCTTCCCAAGTTGGATTATTCGGCTTTTTAGTAAAAATTTGTTTTATGCCAGCCTGGATAAGCCCCCTAGCACAATCTGCACAAGGAAACATTGTTATGTATGCTGTTGCACCATCGACTTTTATGCCATGCCTAGCAGCATGATACAACGCGTTTCGCTCTGCATGTTCAAACCAATAATATTTTTCTGGTCGTTGTTTTCTGTTTTCTGTCTCTTCTACTTTTCTAGGTATGCCATTGTATCCCGTTGATAATATCTGAAATGTGTTTGGGTCTATTAACAAGCAACCCACTTTAGTTGTATCCTTCGAAAATTTCTCAGCTACGTATTCTGCCATATCGAAGTATTGTTTATTTTTATCTGTCATTAAGCTTCCTGTCTATTAAGTATTTTGCTTTAGCTTTAAATTCCATCGGTATTTCATTATCGAAAATTAAAATCGCATTGCAACTATTTGCTTTTGTATCAATCAAAATTTTATTCTTTATATAATCTGACTTATCCTTAATCTCATATATATGATGTGTGTTAATATCAATAAAATCTGGATAATATTTTCTAATTTTCCCTTCCCATTCATAATTGAATCCTTTATTGTTTCTGTTTATAGAATCAATTTTCCATAATATGAATGATAGCTCTAATTTAGAATCAAATTTTAAAATTTTATTTTGAATACGAACCCACCCGCGCTTGATTTCTCCGCGAGATTGCCTTTTTATTGATTTAACTGTTATTATCTCCACATCGCTTGATATTTGCCCCCTAAGGATACTAACAGTATCGTCCCATAATATGGGATGACAATAATGATTTTTTAAATTTAATACATCGCTTATAACATTTTTATGTAATCGTGACTTAGTATTATCAAATAATACTTTGTCAGTTGAGTTTTTAATCTTGTTTATCAATTGCGCTTTTTCTGAATCGTCTATTTTTTCTTTTTCTTTTCTTTTTCTGTCAATTGTTTTATTAAATTTGTCTAGCGCTTCTTCTTTATTTTTCTTTTTGTTGCTTTCTATGGATTGTTTTGAAAAATAATCCTCACCTAATTGATTTTTCTTTTCGTCAGCCCAAAGTTTCATTTTATTTGAATGATTTTCTCTATTTTGCGGATTTTCATAAAACTTTTTCTGATTTTGTGTCTTTTGTTTTTTAGCATTAGCTTGACCCGCAGAGTTTTTCCTGGATATTGATTCATTTGTGTCAATAATTCTTTTAGAGCATTTCCTACAAACAAATATCCCCGACACCTCTTTATCATATAATAAACGTTTAGATTCAAATCGTCTTATATAATCAGTATATTGTGTAGAAATAATTTTCCCGCATTCCGCACAGTGTGCGGAAATTCTGCATTGCATTGGACCACCTGATCTAACCGCAGCGGCGTTTATAAATTGAAAAGTAAGCATTTGTATATCCTTCATACATCTTTATTTATCAGACTAGAAAGAGTTCCATTAAAATATCCTCGTCATAAAACTCTTACGTTATATTTTTGCTCAAACAATGCTGCATCTTGCAAGTCATTTACCATCGGCATCCCACGGATGTTTAGTGATGTATTTAACAGCATCGGACATCCTGTCTTGGCATACCAAACTTCTAACAACTTTCTAACACCGCTCTTAGAATTGATAGGAACAGTCTGAACGCGTGATGTGTTATCAGTATGCACGATAGCAGGAAACTGATTAGGAAATTTACATGGTGCGACTACTTGCATGTAATCACTCTTATCCCAACCTTGTGGCATAATAAAATATTGATGCACATGTTCCTCAAGTATGATAGGAGCGAATGGCCTGAAGTTCTGTCTGCGCTTAATAGAATTAACTTGATCTTTGATTTCTGGACCTCTCGGATCAGCTAACAAACTTCTATTGCCCAAAGCGCGTGGACCGAACTCTGCACAACCATTCGCTACCCCAACAATCTTGTTTGTTTGAAGTTCACTAATTAGATCATCTACAGGATAAGGTCTATCGATATTATATCCTAGATAGGGTCCTTGCCAAGACATTTGTTTGCCATAGTTCAATGCACATGCACCTAAGCTACTACCCGCATCGCCAGGATTCGGCATCACCCATATATTCTCAAAATAATTTCCTATTAATCTATTAGCTAAACAATTCAATGCGACACCGCCCATGAATACTAAGTTATGCGATTTGCTTATTGTTGCTGCACGACTCATTACATTACAAATCAATGTCTCGGTTATATTTTGAACACTCGCAGCAACATCAATTTTATGGGTGTGATGATTCGAATCTAAAAATGTGGGATCGATTCCAATATGCAAATTTTCTTTAAATTTAATTTCGTATTCGTTCGAGATATATTTGTTTTTGATTTCATCAACATACTTTGGCTCACCATATGCAGACATGCCCATCATAATGTATTCTTCATCCAATGGTTCTAGTCCGACATGCTTTGTAAATGCGCTATAGAACAATCCAATACTGTGTGGATACTTAGAAGACCAAAGCTTTTTATAAAATGCCTTTCCATTATAATCGTATTGTGCATGCCAAATCGTGATGCAATCAAACTCTCCGATTGCATCAATGACAACTACTGTAGCATGTTCGAAATTAGATGTTTGAAACCCTGCTGCTGCGTGCGACATATGGTGATCATAACTAACAAATGGGACTTTGTTTAAATTGAATTTCTTCAGTATTTCAGATGTTGGATTACTTCTGAATACGTTGTAGTTCTCTCCGCTACGAAGTTGTCTAAATTTTTTCTTTGTATGATTTTCATAGTAAGCAATCGTGTCCGGCTTACCGAAATTATCTATGGCATATGACAACATAGACTCGCTTAAATCTTTATCATGTTTCTTCTTTGAAAATCTCTCACTATGGGATGCAAATAGAATATTTTCATCTTGTGTGATTGTCAATGCTGAATCGTGAAATCCAGTTCCACTAATGCCAAAAATTAATTTTGTCATAATAGTTTCTTCTCAATGTGAGTAATCAATTCGTTAGCAACGTCTGCTGTGCTGCCAAACTTCACTGCCCCATTAGGAAATATAGTTTGATTCTTCAAATACATTTCCTTCATTACTGCTATGTTTTCTAATTTTGGATTATCATTTCTATACTTTTCTTCATGATCATATGCTGTAAATGTAATTGTAGGAACATCATAACAACTAAAGAATTCAGCTAGACCGAAACAAGATGCATAGAATTGTGTTCCTAGATTTTCATCATTCAAAAATTTTCTACCAAAATTTACTAGATCCTTCGTATGTGGGAATTCTTTATGGTGCTGGTCCAGGCTATCTAGATTCATTCCCATATATTGTTTTAATTTGGGATCGAAATAAGTAAAAATGTTTCTAGTAGTTTCTTGTACTACACAAACATACTTATCATCAGGATGAATTCCTTTCAATCTAGTATATGTACTATACGCTGTAGCTGAAATCAATGATTGTCCAGACTTTGCCTTAGCATAGTTTTCTACTATCCAATCTGATTTTTTGCTTTTAATAAGATCGACAATACCTGACTGTTCTGTGTAGGCATCACCAAAAAATAGTATTCTATTCATAATTTATTTGTAGATAAATGGGTCTCGTTCTTTCATCTTTTTAAGACGCTTGCGATATAATACTTCTATTTTGAATTTTAACCACATTAGCTTAAACCAATTTTTCATAATATTTTCCTTTTTTGCATTTCTTCTACTAACCACTTTCCCATGACTTTGTGAGAGTCACAATTTACATGAAGGCCAGGCAGATAAAAATTCTTATTGCCATAATAGTCCTCTAACTTATAGACCATTGCTATAGGCATACAATACTTATCATCAAAAAATACATCATGCATAAATGTCATATCCAAATTTGATTCACCTATCCTATGTTGATTATCCCACATAATAAAATGCATGAAATCTATATCGTTATTGCAGCAATAATTTTGAACCATTGCACTTTGCATGTAATAATCAAAATGTATTTGTGCTACTTTAGAGTATTTCAAATAGATATCTTTGATTTCATATGCTTCTAATTCATCATAGTAAGATTTCTCTAGTAACGGTAATACGTAACTTTTTAATCCGTTAATTGGTCTATTGTAAATACGATTTGGGTCTCTATCTTTTATCCAAATCCTATCTGGACTAGTGTCTTGCATAATGCATATAATTTTTTCAATTGGATGTTTTTTCTTTAGCGCAGACAATGTAGCAAGAGTTAGTTGTGCTATCTCTTGTTGTGATGCGCCGCCCATTCCTACATTTATTACTTCACAGCCTAAAATCTCTTTTAATGTTCCGCTATAAGAGAGATTGCGAGATTTTTCATCAATGTTACTATGTGCTCCTCTTCCGCCAACTGAGTTATTAAAAAATTCTTCAGAGATTTTTGTTCCTTCGTCATGTGTTTTCGCTTGACTATAATAAGGAATGTGTATTTCTTCCCAAAGTTCCATCCCATGTGTGAATGAGCAACCAGAGCAAACAATAATCACATCAAACCTCGTATTTTTAATTCTTCAAAAAGCAATTTTGCAATTATTTTTTGTGCTTCACAATTTACATGAAGGCCTGGCAATACAAAATTATCATGTTGATAATATTCTACTAGCATATTCGTCATGTTATCGTTTACAGTGTGCTTAGGATCGAAATATAGTTTTTCTATCATCGATAGCTCTATAGTTTTAATCCAATAATCATCGCGTTTCCAATTTCGGAACATTTGAAAGTGCAAAAAATCTATATCATTGTTAGCACAAAAGTTTTTAACTGCAAGTCCTTGAAGGTAATATTCAGATAGAAGCATCTCAGTGGGTTGTTTAGTTAGATAGATGTTTTTTAATTCATACGCTTCTAATTTGTCACCAGGATAATACGAACTGAGGCTAACGATAGACATATTCAAATTTATTTTAAACTCGTCATACCAAATCCAGATTCGCTCTAGTTCAGTATCTTGCAGAATACACACAATTTTTTCGTTGGGAAATTCTTTTTTAACAGCAGCAAGTTTCTTTATAGTTTTTTGTGTGATAGACAATTCTGAGCAACCATCTTCACCAACATTCATCGCACGACAATTTAATAATTCACCCAATGCATGTGGCCAGGCTAATTTCAGTCTAGCTTCTTCTGTTTCTAATGTTTTCACTTTTGCATTAAATGCATCTTGTTGGGTTTTCAACTCAGTATAGCCAGGCACGTTCTTTTCTTCCCAAAGTTCCATGCCATGCGTAAATGAATCACCTGAACAAACTAGTATCATAATTTCCCTCTAACATTATTTATATGGAATTATATCACCATATAATTCCAAGTATTATTGTACTAAATATTAATCCATACTTGCACAATGTAGGTATGTAATGATATTGAAGAAATCAAAAGTTTTACTAACATATAAAGGAGAAAATTATGACAACTTCAAACCTAGCAACAATTCTTACGGCAACCTTGCCTTCTGCAACCTCTACCACTCTCGGTGGTGTTTTAGTTGATTCAACTTCGTCTGGCTTACTTGCTATGACTGATGGGCATATTGCTGTAAAATATACAACCGGTCTTCAGATTGATAGCACTGGACATTTATACGTTGATTCAACACAATTCTTAACTGTATCAGCAGCATTTACTGAATATGCACAAATATCATCTTTGTCTAATTATTTGTTACTGACAGGAGGTGATGTTCAGAACCACCTTAGTGTTTTTGATAGTTCTGCCTCTGGTCACAATATTGAATTTAATTCAGGATCCGGTGGATCATTCTTAAGCTTCAATTCGCCTGAACCGTCGGTTGTGCCTGGGGGAATCATCTTTTCAGATAACACGACACAAACTACTGCATTTGTTCCTACAGCAATATATAACTTGAATGGAATTACTAGCAATCTTTCTACGATTGTTTCTGTTATTCCTACCTCAGGATCTACCGTGTTCATTGCTGGAAACTGCCAAATCGTAGATTGTTCTACCATTACATATACTGGTACGATGCCATTATCGTTTCTTACACCGACGGTAGACGGACAATACATTGAGGTTGCAATCATTGATGGTCCAGGTGCATATAGTGCAAGTGGCTTAGCATTAGACGGTGTTACTCCGGTAACAGTTTTTTTGAATTTAGGGACTGGAGCCTATACCAATGGTGCATTCCGTTATGTAGATTCAACTAAAACTTGGTATCAAGTTTCATAAATCGTTGAGAAAACGGGACATTAAAGTATGTCCCGTTTTCTCAATTCATCCATAAGCCAATAAGCTATTAATTTGTGAGAATCACAATTGAAGTGCATGCTTGGTAATAAAAATGTATCATCATTAAAGTGCGAATACAATTTTTTATACATAGAATCTTTTATATGAAATTTTTCCAGTAACGCGTTTTGTTTTAATAAACGATGACTTGAGATAGTATATTCATGCTGCTTATCGACCATATCAAAATGTACAAAATTTATATTTTGTTTTGCACAATAATGATGTAGTGCCAAAATTTGAAGATAAAATTCTTGGTTTATGTAATCGTCTAATGAATATTTTAGTAGCGTTGATCTAATTTCTATCGCATCTGATAAATCAAATTTCGGGCTAAACTTTGTCATTATAAAACTATCATTGCATTTTATTTTATCGTTCCAAATCCAAGTTCTATTAGAATTTGTATTCTGCAATATACATACAATTTTTTCATAATGATTATTTTCTCTTATTTTTGATATAGCAATAATAGCTCTTTGTATAGAATCAATTTGAGAGCTACCTGATATGCCCAAATTAATTACGTTATATTTGCTGTCAGCCAGATAGTTAGTATAGCTCAATTTTTTCCTATCCTCATCACATATTTGATTTTCTAAATATGTTTTCTTTGATACTACTAATGCTTGCTTAGGATTTTTTATGTCAATATATCCAGGGACATTCTTCTCTTCCCAAAGCTCAGCACCTGCCGTAAAAGAATCCCCAGCACAAACAATAATCATAGAAATTTATCCTCAATGTAATCTACCAAATCATTTGCAATTATCTCATGATATCGACCTTTCAGATGCCAAGACGGTAACACTGCATCCTTCTCTTTTATTCGATAGTAATCATATGCTCTCTGTAATGCGCCCGTCGGAAAAATATCAATAGTTTTTATATACTCAGACTTCATTGCACGTATTTTTTCAGACATATCAAATCTGTATGTGTATGCATGATTATAGAAAGAAAAATTTAAGAATGGTATATTAAGTTTCTTGAAGAAATCTCGCATAATAAATGCTTGGGAATAAAATTGTGTCGCCAATGTTTCTTCATCTATAAATTTCTTAATATAACTTACTAATTCTGAAGTCTCAGGATAGTGTTTCGTATGTATGTCAATTTTATCAACATTCAAACCCTCCAATTGATATTTTTGGCTACTACAAAAAGTCATTCTATTTCTGAAAGTATCTTGCATAACACAAACAATTTTTTCGTTTGGATATTCCATCCTGATTCTAACAAAATTGTTGAACATGTTTTCAGTGATCATTTGTTGTGATGCGCCACCTTTCCCAAAATTATGTATTGACCAATCTGTTCTCATTTTCTTCATAAATCCAGTATAAGTTAGATCCTTTCTAAGAACATCAGTAGTTGGATTATACACCATATTACTTCTAGCAATGTCAGGTGTCATTAAGCAATATTCCGGCACATTTTGTTCTTCCCACAATTCAGTTCCATCTGTATATGAATCACCAACACAAATAACGATCATTTTATCTTCCTCATGAATTATTTACGTAAATATTCGCATGACTACGATTAAAATCACTTTTAATACGCACTACACATTAGATTTTACATTAACAGATACAGAAATTTCAGAACGATGGCTCACAGTGTTAAAAGATGCTATCAAAAATTACAGCATCGATGATGCTAGACGCTTCTACGGCTTTTCTTCTAATGCTGACATTGCACTCCAAAAAATAAACATAACAATAGATACGATAAACAAACACAAACCGTTAATTGATAGAAACGTTTTATCCGTTCATGACTATGATACTCTGAATTACTTGCACAGCATTTTTGAAAAACACCATGGACTATCAGATGCGCAAACAAATGAATTCAAAAGTATGCCAGAAGAATATCAAAAAGCATTATGTCAATTAAACATAGATGTTCATAGATGCGAATCTGTCCTCAGAGGCAACAAACCTAGAGTGGTAGTAACTTACTTTGGGCAACCAAAGACAGAAAAATTCAATGATTCTGATTTTGATTTGATGACTAATCGATATGAATTCGGAACCATCTACCTCAATTATGTGAATATCGGAAAAACTCTAGAAGATTTAGCGCAAGATAATGACGAATACATCAGCAGAGAAGCATTCAAGCCATTCATAAATTTTAGTTCTGATTTCAATATCAAATTTTGGGATACCGATGTGCCAAAAGCAAAGATAGTAGAAAAAATGATGGACGAATATTACATTGAACATCAAGAATTTTTCAATTCGTTAGGATATGATAGAAATCATCCGCATTTAAAACCTGGTTCAATTCCTGTAGCAAATTTGTCCAGCAATGCAGATCGTGAATCCATCATTAACAACATAAAGAACAATCAACTCATTACAAAGATATCAATAGAATGAAACGAATCATAGAAATTTTCTCAGAAAAGCCAAACACATTTCACATTGACTTTTTGATCAACAATATATGCACCAACAGTTGCTGGTATTGTGAGCCAAATCTTTATAACGGTTCTAATCATCATTTCGAAGATGAAGAATTATTTGCATTCATTGATAATCTGAATTCAAATCTCAAAGACAAGAAAGTGCATATTGCATTTTCTGGCGGTGAGCCAACACTTTATCCTAAATTTATAGAGTTAGTTCAACGAATGAAATCCTTGGGATGGACTGTAGGACTTACTTCAAATGGACAGAGAACTGCTAGATACTTTTCTGAACTTGCACCACACTGTGCATACATCGCAATGTCGTATCACTCAGAATTTGCTAAAGATGATTGGATGAATACTGCGTTAGCTGCTGCTGAACATACACAAGTGCTTGTGCGTGTTATGATGGATCCATACAATTGGGATCATTGCTATGCTAAGTTTAATGAATTTGCTGCAAATCCTAACTTAGCTGTTGAGGCAGTTAGATTATATAGGCACGAAGGTATGAGTCTAGGGGCAGACGGGAAGGATGTAGGTTATACTGACGAACAAGATAATTGGTTGAATACGGTATCAAGAGTAGAACGTAAGAATTGGATTCAAACTGACGTCAATACAACTGATGCATTCGCTAAGTTCAATGATGGTGAATTCAAAAAGATCAACACGATTGATTTGGTTAATTCAAAACAGAATTCGTTTGTAGGGTTTGAATGCGATATCGGTAAAGCGAGTTTGTTTATCAACTACGATGGTCAAATAAAGCGTGGAAATTGTTTCAATGATGGTTGGGAAGGAAGGTTTGATGAAGTGGATTTAGAAAAACTTTTATCCACTTCTACTAAATGTCGGACACCATTTTGTTATTGCGGTATCGACGTTACTGTTCCTAAACGGAAGATTACTTCGAAATAACGATATCACCTAGATACTTAGGATATTGAATATCTCTAGTTTCATTTAGTGCATTGATAACTTGATTAAGCTTATCTCTCATATTACTATCACTTTTGTTGTTGTCGAGCCAAGCGATCATTGTAGATTTGATCTGATCATCTTTTAGTGGTGCAATAGATTTTCTCACTTTTATCTTTTCAGCTTCAGTGAGCGCAGATGCAGAAAAATATTCAGGAGAATAAACTGGATTGACATACATTTGCAATTTATATTCTTCTAGAAAACCTTGCATCTGCTCTATTTGACATGCGTTCAATGCTGAAATTGTTTGGCATACAAAATAATATACATTATGTGGTTTGTTAGCAATATACCATTCTAGATTGTTTTGAATATCTGCAAAATTAGAACCATAACGAATATAGTCATTCATTTCATACGTAGCATCGATACTAAATTGTACTGATACATACTTGAATTGACTCCAAAGTGCAATAAATTCTTCATCTTTGATCGTTAGATTAATACTGTATTCAATATGAATGTTCTTAGCAACTCCCATATCAATAAGTTTTTGAAGCAATACTTTATGTTGCTTGATTAGCAGTGGTTCTCCACCATTGATATAAATTTTCTGAACATGTTTGCTTATGGCAGCTAAGTTTTCGTAAAATCCTTCGCTTTCGAACCAACGAGTTTGCTTAGAATTTTCAAAAGCTTTGAACCATTCAATTTTCTTCGTAAGAAATTGCTCATCCTTACTCCACTTAGAACTAGATACGCTATTACACGTAATGCAGGCCAGGTTACACGTATTACCCAACCGTAACTCGATGAATTGTAAAGGTGAATCAATGCTACCATCCACATACGTAAATGCGTCATCTTCTTTCCAGTTATATAAATGATTCTCTAACTGTCTCTTACTTCTTCCGCCAGATCGTTCAGTCTCATAGCATCGATGACATTGGGAAGGTTCTTGTCCAGCAAGCATATTTAGACGAACTTGTTTAAATGATTCACTGTTACGAATTTCATCCAATGTATTTTTACCTAAGAAAAGCATCTGCCCGTTTGTTCTAGCAAACGAATTTGGGTTAGACATATCAGCTTGACAACATACACTTACAGAACCATTGGGATGAGTTCCAAGATGCTGAAATGGGAGGCAGCAAGAAGTTTTAGCCATGGTTTGCAAATTCACCATGCAATTTGCTTCTATACTCTTCGACCACCTTCTTGGCCTCCTCAATTGAATTAAATGAACCTAAATTTTTATTACGACCATCCTCAAGCCCTATGTGGGCTTGCCATTTGTGCGATTTTTTATGCCAACTCACGCCTTTCACTCCAGATGTATTTTTTACATTCATTTTACTATTTCTTTGATTTTGCGCATTTGTAGCCTCCCTAAGGTTAATCCAAGAATTATTTGCTTTGTTTCCGTCTATATGATCTATGAAATTTTTCGGAAATTCTCCTGACATGTACAGCCAAGCTAATCTATGTGCATAATACCGTTTTCCTCGCACCTTAACTTGCACATATCCATCATGCTTTAATGATCCTGCTATAGATCCAGGTTTAATATTACTAAATTTAGAGGGTGCAAGCCAAATAAATTGACCAGTAACTGGATCATAGGTTAAACTTTCTTTCAATTCATGTTGTGTAATCATATATTATCCCACCAATTTTTAGCATCACTTGCTAGTATATCAGACATAGTTAAAGGGTGCTTCCTATGTCCTTCCAATTTTAACAATCTCTCTTTTCCTAATTTTAAACCTTGTTCATAATCAGGATATTTCTGATCAAAAGTCAATCTTCGTTTCATATCTTTAAACGTGTCTGAATATACTTTTGTTAAAGGGTTGTGCAATGATTCCTCATAAGCGATCAAATCATCTAAAATAGGATCAAGAATAGTATGTGGTAGGGACATAGGGCTCATCAAAACTTGGCTATCAAAATCAAAAGTAATTTTAACATAACTCTTAACTCCTAATTCCGTTGCTAATTTCATCAAATTTTTCATGTCAAATAACCCAGGTAATGTTATCGTCACATCAATAACCATACCGTTCATTCCGAACAAATTATTTAAGAACATACCTTCTTTAAAGTTCTCTAACCATTGCTCCCATTTAAGTCCAGTTCTAATGTATTCTGCAACATCAGCGGTAGCGTCCATTGAAGCACATACATTCACTCCCTTAAAGTAAGGCAACAAATCATATAGATTTCTTACATTGCTTAGATTCGTATTATATCTCACAATTACATTTTTACTCTGACCAGTCTCTACAAGATGATTCATTATCGACCAGTGAATAGGATACATAAGTGGCTCTCCACCAACCCAATATATTTCTTCAATACGATTCTCTTTGACTGCATCCCAAAGTTCTTGTTCTAAGACTTGTTGAAAATCTTCTATCTTCTCTTTGTTATCAGCACTCATCCATTTTTCAGTTTGCGGATTCCAAGTGCCCAGCATTCTTTTTTCACTTTCCCATGCAGAACTAAGTTCGGGACCACACATACGACATTTGAAGTTACACAGGTTGCTGACACGGTAATCATAGCTCATTGGCTTCAATGAAGTATATCCGTTTTCGTCAATAGAATCAAACGCGTCTTGAATCTTATGTGAAAACAACGTTTCATTAAAATATTGTTTATACGTATGAAGATTCAAGATATTATCATTGCATATTTCGCACTGCGAGGGAACTTCACCATTCTTCATTTTCAATCGTATTCTTCGAATGTATTCACTATTCCACCAATCATCTAGAGGAATAGGATTATAGTCTAATTGTGTTGCTTCACCCTTATCAATATATCCTTTAAAGAATTGCGGTTCCTCTCTACTAGCACAACATAATCTGCGCTCGCCCGACGGATGCGCCATAGTATGCAATACCGAAGCAGTGCAAAATGATTTTGGTATTTGAGACATTATAAGTGTTTAATTATGAATTCTAGTGCTTCTTTTTCGCAATCGAAGACTAAAATGATTCTTGAGTAAAGGGATGTTCCAGCAAATCCCTGAGGATAAATCGGAGTTTCTAATTCTAATTTTGATCTTACAGATTTTCCTTGAAGGAAATTTGATTGTGCAGTAGTTAGCCACATGCGAGTTTCGAAACATAGTGAATCATTTTCTACTGTTTTCATTTCAGTATATGCACCTGGCCATGAGGCGTCTAGATTGATTCTATTCCATGATTTCAAAACTACTTCAGTTGCCATCAATTCGCCATTCTGTTATTGTATCTTAAACTAAATTCAAACGCATCTTGCTCGGTATCAAATTCTATATAATAATGTATAGAATACTTTTGTCCCGGCCATTCTGTGTGAGTCTGCTTTACAAGTGTCTCTCTAATTATCCTGTATGATTTTTGTTTCAGCCAATCAAGAGACAATATTTCCTTATACAGAGAAAATGGATTCTTCTCTATTTCTTTTTTATCATAAACAACTTTCCCAACTTCCATTGTCCTCAAGAAGTTTGGTTCAATTTTTTCGAGTAATACTCTGCTTGTCATAAAGAGTTTTATTAATTAACAACTCAGCTAGTTCTGGAGCAACATCGAAAATATTTTCGTTCCTCTGAAAATCCAATAGTTCAGTATTAATTGTAAATTGGTCACTTAAGTCTTGCCCAGGCTGCATCATAAAGCCAATCAATCCGTCTGCTGAAGAAACCAATTTGTTGTCAAATTCAAATTCTGATTTCTTCAAATATTCAACATAGCTTTCTAGTTTAGTTTTTGCATACTGTTTAAATTCATCACTCGTATTCTTAACACAATAATACTCTTGTGTGTGCAAAAGGTTAAACAAAATTTCTGGCCTTGCGCCATCTAACCAGCCAGACGCTCTAAAATATTTATGAATGTCTTCTAGACGAGTGATATTAAAAACGCTAATCGTAGGAGCAAACCAAACACAAACATTTGTATGCTCTTTAGTATAAATCATCATTTCATCAATATTTTTCTTAACGACGGGCCAATCTGTCCCATATCGCCAATATTCAGCACGACCCTCAATTTCGTCTATACTAAAACTCATAGTAACGCTATTAAATTTGTGCCAAGCGTCTCTAAAATCAAATGTCTTGTAGGTTAATTTGCTGCCATTTGTAGAGTATTGAATATTCACATCCGTTCTATTTTCTTCAATCAATTTGTTGATAATTTTATAATGATCTTCCATTAATAATGGTTCGCCGCCCGCAAAATGCATTGCCTTAACTTGATTAGTATTCTGTTCAATGATTTGGTTAAGACCAATTTCTGATGCACTTCGAATGTGTGTTACTTTGTCACTTTTAATTCCTGATGCCCTATCTGACAGTTGCTTATATGTGCTACTCAATTGTGGTCCGCATGTTCTGCATGCATAATTGCATAAATTACTTGATCTAAAATCCCAATTTAACATTTTTACATCTGCTGTTCCATCTTCTTGTGTAGAATCTATCAACTCTTGGGCATGATCTAAAAATTGGTGATTATAAGATTTTCTGAGAGATACTTGTCCAGCCTCTTCTGCCTTCCAGCATGTTTTGCATACATCTAGTTTTTTATCTGCTAGAATGTCAATTCTAAATTTCTTAAATTTTTCATTGTTCATTATAGCAATACCTGATTCATCCAATTGCCCAAATGAATCTGCTGAATTTACTGCGCAGCATGGATATACATTGTTATTCGGCCAAAGGTGCATAGAGACCCATGGAGCACAGCATAGATGTTTTCTTTCACTCATTTCTTCAATTTAAACGCCAATGCGTCTAACCTATTTTCAAATTTAATAAAGAATTTAGCTTGAACGAAGGGAGAACAATTAACATCCTGCTCTTCCTTCGTTTCAACTAATATCTTTACGCCTCTATACAGAGAAAAATCTATAGTTGATAATATCTTTTGCACTGCATGATTTACAAAACGAATATGACCTGGATCATATTCGTGTTCTGTATCGTAAAAAGACGCATCATATCTATCATCAATAATGCCATAGCTTTGTGTATAAACTAAAACTTTTAGATCGTCATCATTCATTTGTGTCAGGATTAATAATATCCCTGACAGTCTGAGGTTCTACATATTCTTGACTGCCAGGATTTGCTTTTGAGGGAGAAAGAATCCATCCCTCCTCTTTAGCTTTATTTAACAATTCCTTATGCACGAACTCCATCGCTTTGGTGTTATCACCGTTAATCAATTCTTTGATCGGCTTCAATTTTGTCTCAGGTAAACTCAAATACCAATCTTTCAATGCTGGGAACGTTTCAACAAAATTTTTACCTCTGCGTTGATCATATTCAGCAAAGAATGTTCTGAAATCCCTTTGTCGAGATTCTAAACTACTCACGTTGCTGTGACCTTCATCAACTTCACGAATGTATGCTATCATTCGCTCAATTCCTTCATACTCGTGATTTTGCAATTTTGACCTATTTGCAATTGCCCAGGTTTGTATCTTTACAGCTTGGGCCTCCCTGACAATATATGGCAATGTATTTACGCTCATAAAACTCGGGAAGCGTAAGATATTGAAACTCATGCCTGCATGCCAATGCCCATGTTTCTCTTTCAATTTCAGCATCTCATCCATGAATTCAGTAATACTGAACAAACACAGTGCATTGATAGTCATCATCACATGAGTATTCTTGCAGTTGCCTTCACTCAGAATGTATTCAAAATTGTTGAGCCATTCATCCCAAACTAGACCGTCGCGTATATATTCTGCATGAGCACCGAAACTCTCGTTGCTTGTATAAAGATGAAAATCTTCAAAACTATGTGTAGCTCTGCACAACCGTTCAATCAATTCTTTCTTAGCTCCGAGATTGCTATTGACTGCTAAGCGAACTTTGCAATTTGGATTCTGTTCCCACCAATCTATAAGCTTCCAGAAATCCGGACTCATAGTTCCTTCGCCACCTGTAATGCGCAATTCAACTAAGCTATATTGCAATTCATTGTTCCACCATTGCCAAAATGCTTCAGTATATGGATTATCTTTGTTTTTGATTCCGTACGGCATTGCCCATGACCCATCCTGATGATAGGCGCCAGCGCCGTCACTTACGAGATTTTGATAAGCACCATTGACTTTAATATCATGCGCCCAAGTTGAGCTAAAACTTGCATTACAGTATGAACAAGCAAAATTGCACAAATTATCAAACGAAATCTCTAATGTCTTTGGGGCAATATCTTCAAAATTTTTATATTGTTCAATACTCTTTTGAATATCATCTTCTGAATGAATTATGCTCTTATAAACTCTATCACTCACTAAATCCTTGCCTAAATTTTCTACTCGCCAGCAGTAATCACATTCTTTAGTTTGTATTCCATCAATCATTTCTTTTCTTACTGTCTTTCTATATTCTGTGTTTAGCAATGCTTTGTAACTTGCTTTTAGTTCAGTAAGAGGAATTTTTGATGCTGGTGGGTGATGGCATTGGGCAGACGATCCAGACCCAAGCCAAATAGTTCCTCCTAGTGCTTTACCAGCACAATAAGTCGGGCTAATTGCATCTAATACTCGTTTTTTGTAATCTAAGTTTGATTCATTCATAAAATTCTCTATATTCTGGGAATGTGGTTAAAAAATCTGTTCCTCTACGTTGATCGTATTCTTTGTAAAAGCTTTTGAAGTCTGATAATCGTTTTTGTAAATCAGCATTATCCAGTGGTGTCAAAGCATATTCCTTTAGTCGCGCAATTTGATCCAATTCTTCTAGATAAAATCTACCAGCAGCATCCTTACTATGATTTCTATCATGCATATTCATCCATTGATCAATATCATTCAGATACTTTAACTTAAATTCAGTAGGTAAAATTCTAACGTCTTGAAATTGTGGCCACCGCAAGTAACTAATTACAAACGGGATGCGGTTGAATCCATCATTCTCATTGTAGTCTCGCCTGAAGTTCCATATATCATACATGAAACCCTTGAATGAAGTCAAACTTAATGCATTGAATGTAATCATGAAATTTATACGATAATTACTAGGCGTTTCGTCTAGATACCTATCTACATTTTTTATAAACGTATCATAATCCATCCCGTATCTGATATAATTAGCTTGAATATCTGACGCCTCGCAGCTTGTGTATAATTCAAATTCTTTGACCTTACCGTTTAGCTTGTTTGCATAGTCAATTATTTTATCTATTAATTGATCAGGAACCATCATATTTGAATTTACTGATATTTTCAAATTTGGCATAGGATTCTGATAAATCATATCGAGCAATTTCCAAAAATCTTTACTAAGCAATGGTTCTCCGCCTGTAATTCTTAGCTCTACTAACGTTTTACTTAGTTCGGGCCACCAACTCCAGAATGCATCTACATATGGATTATGATCTTTGTGAGGAATAGGCATCTTTCCTTGTTGCTTAATCCATTCAATATTACCTATTCCAACTTTGTATTCACCGTAACGGTCAATCTCTTCCATCCAACTTGAAGAAACATCAGGGGAACAATACATGCATGACATTTGACATACACTGCTAAACGAAATTTCTACATATGTCGGCGTTATATTGTTTAATGGTCCATTCGTTAATACTTTATCAGCATACGGATATGCCCAGCTTTCATCTGTGCTTTTATATGTTCTATCACTGATATGATCATTACCCAAATCCTCAATATTCCAACAGTAGTTACATGCTGATGGACGCCGAGATTCCATCATGTCAAGTCTTTCTAATTTTTTTTCTTTTGTATTATGTAGCGCTGAATAATTATTCTTTAGTTCTTCTACTGAAATTTTGTTTGACTTACAGTGATGGCAGGATGAGGTATGACCGTTATGCAAGTTGATGGTCGTTTGTAACCATTTAGCTAGACAAATGCTATCGCTGCCTGCCTTAATTTCTATTTCAGTCATTCTCGATAACATGTTATCGACGTTGATCTGGTTTGGGGATTTCATTTGTTTCTTAATATTATTTCCAATTTTTCTTCATCAGTTAGTTCACCATAAACTTCCCAATCTAGATATTGGGAAGCCAAATCTTCATATACCATACCTGGTTCCTCTGTTGGCCAGGCACCTTTGAAGGATTCAATAAGATCATCAGGCCAATTTACTGTAAATGTAGTAGTATAACTATTAATAGTGTATTGATTCCTTTTTGTTCCAATGATTACCAAAAATCTGTTCTGTGGTTTCCAAAACAGATTTTTTATATCTGCTAGATTTATTTTTGTAAAATTATTCATTAACTGTGTTTTAATCTCTCTACTAATTTTTCTTGTTCTGTCAATTCTTTATTATAAACAACTATTGTTCCTTCAAGCAAACATTCTTCGTAATCATTAATGTCTGTCATAAATGAGTCTTCTCCCTCATACTGAACCACAATATATGGCCATATTGATTCTGAATTTCTAACTCCTAATATCATTCCAAACTCATGTATAGTTTTAGAGTATATTGAACATCCCACTGGAATCGTCACTTGGCTCATTGTAATCCTCTGTTAAAATTGATGACATCCATTTCAGTAATCATTGCATTAGAAGCATTCTTATGTGCATTTGCATAGTGATGTTTAAAGAACTTACTTTGTTCTGCGTTCATGTCAATGATAGGAAGATTCAATCTACTCCTGAGCATCGGTGTTATATGATTGATATCATGCGATTGATCCCAAATTTCTTTGATCTTATCAAAATCATGAACTTCAGTATAATCCCAATTTGTTAACATAGTGAGGTATGTTCCTAAACGTGCGCCATATATTGCGTAATTGCCATTTTCAATGTCGGCGCCGATATTCATCCAAATCATTAAATTATCTAAATTACGTGAATGCACCTTAGCTTCAAAGTCTTGTAATGATGGTTTAGAACCCCTATCTAAACACATCTTTACGCCTTCTCTAAATCCTGCACGAAATGCTTGAAATGCACTCTGATTGGGGTATGTTGTGCTATATGTATTATGTAGTGCAATATACCTAGAATCAAAGCAAAATTCCACGTTGTTTTCATCTTTGCCATCACTATTTTCATGTGTTTTCATATTGTTTATAAAATCCTTCGTCCACATGCTCAATCCACCGTTACCATAGCAAAGTCCATTAATGTGATTGCGTGCTTTCCAACGAAATACGCAATCATTCTGCCAATCTTGTATACGTAATTGTAAATTAAAGAAATCAGAGTCAGGAATATTATCGCCATCGATCAAAATAAATCTATCTGTATCACTTGCTGCTGCTGCTGCTTTATGTGCAGAGTCTGAACCTTTAATCCCATCTACACGTTTTGCCCATGGAGCGATATTCTGAATCTTAATCCAGAATTCTTCTTTCTTCGGTTCGTCATAAGTCAAAAAGATAACATCTAAATCTGCTACGTCTATAATCTTATCACTACTAATGTATTCATTTTGAAACATAAGAATCTCTCTCGGTTATCGAATCATCCGCTAAAATTAGCATGTTATTCTTTACGGTTTTAAAATTTCCATCTTCTACTTTTTCTAAGTAGATAGTATTAATACTAGATAGGGACATATTATGTATCTCGCCATTCTTTACTTTATATTTCCCCATCTGAATTGCTATAAATGCGTCTAAATCAACAATAATATAGTCACCATCTTTATCTTCTATAGTGCAATCCGTAATATTTCCTTTAGCATCATAATATATTTTATGCTCTATTGGTAGCGGCGCGACAAAAGCTGAGTCTGCTAATGCTTTCCAAAATTCATCTTCATTTGACATATTTTTGCATGACCTCATCTGTCGCATAATCTTTTTGATAGTAATGAAACGGATACATTTGTCTAGTAAATCCTACAGTATGATTATACTCATCATCTATTTGTGAATACAGCTTAGTAGTCCAATCCTCATCAATTCCCCACCCTTGAATTCCACCTTTCATATGAACGATTTTTGGGATGCTCAAATCAGGGATATAGAAATTTTCTTCGCCTAATATTTTTGCAGCAATAGAAAAAACAACATCTGTAGTTGGATACGTATCCCTACAATTAATGAGAAGTTCGTCTCTAAAGTATTTCCAATTCTGATAAATTTTTCTTGCCAAATCAAAGAACTCTGCTGATTGAAGTGAATATCTGAAGTAGAAAAATGCTGAATATAGATTTGGCAGTCTATTTTCATCAAACATTCTTCTATAAGCCCTAGAGTTTGAAACATTTCCCAGATAATCAACAACTTTTGTTGTGAATAAAACATCTTTCAACTGATACACTGGCCACCAATGGTCTATGTTTCTATTGAAAGTCATGTCACAATCTAATTTCACTGTTTCTTTGAATGGAGTTAACCAATAAGATTTCCATTCATCGCCTAGCTTCCATTCAGGATCTTCATTCTCATTTGTGTCAGGAATTTGAATTACGTAATCAAATACCTTCTGATGTTCATCTGTAATTTCTTTAAACGTCTCTGCGTCAACTGCAACTGCATATAAATTAGTTGCTTGAGTCTTTTTAATTGAAGCAGCTTGCAAATATGCTAGACGCAAATAATCACATTTGCTTGTATTCTTAGCAAATGTGAAATACCCCTTTTGTGCAGAAAATTCACCTCTAGTTAGCATTCATATTTCTCCAACTTATATAACAATTGTTCATCTTGGCATGACCACTTTCCTAGAACATGTACATTGTGATTTTTTATATAATCAACATATTTTCTAGAATTCTTTTCATACGTATAAATCAATCCTCTATCTTCTTTATAATCAATAACTTTTACGTCTGTAGAAAGCATGCACATTTCGCCAGGCAGTGCCCATATTGGGCAACTATATGCTTGCGCAGCAATAGTCAATGCATAATCATTTCTATATGGTTGAGGATCTACACCCAATAATTTGTGATAATAGTCATAGTTGTCCCTTACTTGTTTCATCATGTAGAACACTGAGCAGGCTGGATAAGATTTATCGAAATAACAAACTGTTGCCCAAAGCATAGGAATAGTAAATTTTGATGCCATCATACTTCCAGAAAATGAATTCCTGCATGTGGGATCAAATACTTTTGAGTAACACATGAAATGATTTGATGATGCAAATACTGTTTTTAACGATGGTTCTAAGATAAAATAATCTGCATCAATAAGTAATGTTCTGTCATAGGGTGACAAATCATATGCGCCTGGGCGAGATTGGTTAAACCATTTCACATTTTGATATTGGTCGCCGTCGAACATTGCCCGATTTGTATAATCACCTTTGTCAATGATGATTGTATCTTCTGCATACTTAAAATTGCATTTCCTATCTGTAATTATAGTAGTAGGTATTCCCAAATTTTTCTTGACAAGTCCAGCAGCAACATCTGCCAATCTAGTGTATTCAAAATCACCGTTGTTTATAGCGAAAATTATGCATCCCTTAGATTTGTTTGCCATTTCTAATCCTCAGAATTTTCTGATACTCAACTTCCCAATCATTCATGATTGTTTGGTAACATTGCTTTAGTTCATCTAATAATTTTTCACGTTCGATTCGGATTGGATTTCCATAACTGTCCTCAATTACATCAACTTCTACAATTGATAGGAATGTAATAAGCTCCGGAGCAGCTTTAAATAAGCCACCATTATGAGCTACATATAATTGTTGTTGAGATTTCTCTTTAAGTTCTAGCTTTTTGGCTGCATGATTAAATGCAGCCTCAGCCATACTATTGATATTTGAATTATTCATACAAACACTGTAGCAGGTTTTGTATGAAATGTCAAATTTAACTACCTGTTACTGTGCCGCCTGATATAATGGGAGTGCCCCAAGTGTTGGATAGATATGTGGTGGGAGGCATTCCTGCTGACCAATTAACTTGTGATACACCATCTACAATGTCTGTAGGAGGCCCCCAAGTATCTGTTGCTGCATCAGTCCAAACGATAGAGAATGTCAATACTGAACCTACATCACCGTTTGATCCTTGGTGTCCGTTTGAATTTACGTTTGTTTGAATTAAATTGACGTTTGCATATGGTGCTGCACCTGCAGCATATTGCTTTTGAATGGTTTGGGCGCCAATTGTCTGTTGCCAATAACCTATAGCAACAGGAGGCACAAGAGTTCCAGTTCCGCCAGCAGTATTCCCAGAAGCAGTCGTTGTATTATACCCGAAGCTTATAGTTCCGCATGCCGCGCACAAATTTACCCATGACGTATTTTTATTATTTGTAGTAAATGGTGTATGTGTAAATGAGAAATTGATTGTTCCGCCAGCATTGAAGAAATATCTAGCTGCATCTCCAGAGGTAAAAGTGACAGTGACAGGAAAAGTTAATGCATTTTGCCAACGATTGTTATTTGCTGCGCTGTATGCTGATGATCCAGATGCAGAAGTAGTTCTAGTAGTTACCTTACCGATATTATTCGTAACAGTATTGATATCACCACTAAGAACTGATATAGCCTGAATTAAATTTCCAGTGGTGGGATTAGTTAATGCAGAAATCGAAGTGCCTTGATGGTTTGCAGATGCAGTAATCTTAGAAAACATCGAAGACCATTGCGCTGCCGTCACTAACGTGCCTGTCGTTACCGGAGACAATACTGTAGATTGGCCGTAACCTTTGCTGCCATTACCGACTCCCCAAATTGTGTTAACGTTTGCTACTGAGTTATTGGCTACACCATTTGCTGATCCAGTCGCGAAAGTGTTGTAATCTCCATTTGCGATTATTTGGCCTGTTGCGTAAGTCATAGTTTCATTCCCATATCGAAATAATATTGTATCCTGCGTCTTTCAAAAGAGATTCTCTTTCAATAGTTTTCTTATACAGTTCATCGACAGAGATTTTTGATGCAGGATGAATCATTTTTCTGTCTGGGAATATGTCTGGATGCCCATGCCAATATTTTCCGTGATATTCGTATATTGTGTTTGTAGATGGATCGAAACCATCTACAATTATCTTTTTGTTTCGTGAAACTAATCTATATTGTCTCACTATATTTGAATTATTTAGTGAGTCTAACCATTCAGTTTCTTTTTTGCTAATAGCCGCACCAGAAAATAATCCGCAGTCTGGACAACCATTATTTCTGAGATGGCTATTTGGAAGTTGATCAAAATTTCCGTGTTTAGGACAAATTATTGTTATCTTAGTGTGTGCATTTTTGTATTCGACTAATGAGTAGTCATATTTGTCTGAATGGATTTTCTTTGCACGGTCAATAAACTGTTCTTTCGTCAATCTCACATTATCAGCGCAGTATTTGCAACCTTTGCCTTTAAGGTGATTGTCTGGTGTTTGATCAAATGATCCGTGTATTGGACACAATATTTCCACTTCTACTTTGTAGCTAATATATTCTGTCTTAGAATAATCGAACAAATTACCATGGATGACTTTCGCTCTTTCTATAAAGCGTTCAGTTGTTGATTGAACGTTCCCTGCGCAATATCTGCAACCTTTACCCATTAAATGATTTGATGGCGTTTGATCGAAGGTATGTCCGTTTGGGCAGATAATTGTTACCTTGGTGCTATTGTTGATATAAACAACATGGGAATAATCAAACTTATTCCCATGTACTGTCGATGCCTGTTGTAAAAATGTCTCTTTAGTGAATTTATTCATCTACATATTTTAAACTGCTTTAATAAATGCCTCAACTACTCCCTCACCATCTGTCGCTTTATCATTAAGCGATCTACCAATCACATTAAATGACGATATCTCTGATTGCAATGCTGCTCTTGCAAATCCGTTTCCAGCAGAAACTAAACGATCACCTTTTTTAACTTGCCCAATGACATTTACAGGAACTCTTCCCATTAACGCCACAAACGGATGCGTGTCGTCGGGACCTGAAGCGACGTTCATCATAATTGCTGGATTAGTAGAAATTACACCAAAAACATCTTCACTCAAATCGTCTGTGGTCAAAGTAATTTCGTTGACTCCACCTAGAGAAACTACCGTTCCTGGCTTATAAATCGCATCCGCCCAATATTTTTCGCACAAATCGGCGTATAAAGCCTGACTTGAAGTTCCAGTAAATGTTGTTGCATAAATGTTACTAAACACTAAACTCGGACTGCCGATTGTTTGCGTATTAGTAGTCGTAGGCAATAACGTTGCGTTCAATGTGACGTTAGACGTTGCTCCAGCGATAGTAAGTGCCGGAGTTTGAGTTCCGCCTTTATTAACTTGAATGTATAAATTGCCATTCAAATCTGTATTCTGAATGTATGCATTTTGTGCAACGATAGAAAATTGTAAATCATTTCCTGCACCAACGGTTAAACCAGTATTATTTACGACCCCAAGTGTACCAGTCGTAGATGTATTCGTATCTGAACGCATAAACTGGGTTGATAACAATCCACCTACAGTATTAGAATTTGTAGCTGTGCCAGACAACTGGATACCTGGGATTGCTCCAGTTGTCGCTAAGTTAAAACCTGGAGCAATAGTCGGAAATCCTGGGATAGTTGTTTGAGGTGTAAACAATGAATCTTTACTTAGAATACCAACCGCAATATTGCTTACATAAAAATAAACGATAACGTGACTAGTTGATGTTGTGTCAATAACGGTACTAACGATAGCGCCAGACTGACCTGTTGCTGAAGTAAATGATGGCCCAATAAGTGTAAATGATGATCCGTTATAAACGTTCAATTGTTGATTAACTGTATCAAACCACAAATCTCCTATAACGGCTCCGGTTGGTGCCGTAGCTGATGCAGTTGAGCTACTAATAGGTTTGAATGTTGTTCCAGTATATACTTTTAAAACGTTGTGACTCGAATCCCACCAAAGCTGTCCAACTAGAGGATTGACAGGAGATGTCGCATTTGCAAAGTTTTCTAACAAGTAGACAAAGTTTTCATCAATAAATTGACCATAACCTGCGTAGTTTTTACCTACTAGGGTTAAGTTAGTTGTTGTATCGACTGTGCCATCATTAACCGTAGTAAGCGCGGCACCATTATAATGTGTTATTGTATATGGAATTTTAATTCCCCTTGATAATATATGTATTTATTACTACTTCAAACCTTTTTGAGCCAGAAAAGAAAAATAGTCTGAGTAATTGCTATATTCTTGTTCTATCTCTCTAAAAAACTTTAAAAATGGTTCTGACGCTGTAAGTTCTTGAATGTCTCGTTCATTGATCGATTGATTAAGCTCATTCATAAACTGCTTATTCTCTATATGCATACTGAACTTTCTATCATTTAGTATAATGATATACAAGCTACCCTTTGATGCATACTTACTAAATTCATTATAGATGGATCCTGAGACACACCACTTAGTTCCCTTCCCGTATATCTTTGCTGCGTTAGCAGTCTTAGGAATAATTACTAGTAATCCTCTATCTTCAATGAATCTAACAGATTCAGTTTCCTTTATCTGTTTTTCTATTTCATTCTTAGACAAGCTACCAAATTTATTCTTTATAAAACAAACAACATCGTCAATTGTTTGATGCTGAAATAATTCTTTAAGAGATTTAGTGGATTCATCTAATGTCTCGAAATACAACTCCAAAACTTCTTTATACTGTACAATTTCTACCATCTGAAACTTTTTCTTTTTATATTGATTAGATAACCAATCTATACCTGACACAGTTTTCAGACAACTTTCAAAATGCCCTAGTATTACTACTAGACTAAGATCCATACTATCAAAGTATGAATCTTTTCTTGCAGCTTCGATCAATCCTTTCTCTATACTAAGCAAAAATTTTCTTTGCTTGTTCGGTATAGATGTTAGATCAAAGTCTTTAATTCTCATTACGCTAAATTAGTCAATGATTGGATACGCAATGTATAATCAATTTGTAGCATACGATTCAATGATTTTTGAACTGGACTAAAAATGACATGAGTCAGTAACAAACCTGCCCCCGGGGTACCATTCCAGCTTTTAAGACCTAGTTCATCGAAAGTAAACGTATCATTAAAGTTAGTTGAGTTATCGAATGCTGCTTGCCCGGCAGGTTCTCCGAAATCTAACAAGCAAGAAATCAAAATGTCAGTATACACTTGACCTTGTGAGTGATTTACTTGCATAAAATTTACACCTGGATTCGGATTTAATGAACTTTGATCATTAACTACTTTGTAATACGTATCGTTATACAGACTAGCATTTTGCCCTGTCACATTCGGCGGCAAATATGTAATGATTCCTGTCGAACTAACACTAGTACCACCATTACCGAAATGCATTTCTTGAATCCATCCAGTCGTTCTGTTTGCTAAGGTTAATGCCATTGCATTGGAAATATTTTCATAATGACAAGCATTATCTTTCTCAACTAAAATTTCTTTTGAAATTGGATCAAAAATTTTAATGTGTCCATGGACACTCATAGGAATATTAATCATTTGTTCAAGCCCTTATTTCGACAAAAACTTCATTTGTCCTTGGATCGAAGATTTTAATCTTACCTTGCGTCAAAATGCCTGACTTCTCATCAGGCATTTGATCCTTAGGCTTAATATCTTCATTAGGTTTAATAGGTTTTTCTTGCATAAAGAATATTTATCCTATATAGAATGTGGGTTGTTCCTTCAAGAATATAGCTTGAATTGTGTCATCATTCACTAATGATTGACCATTTGACGGTGTAGTTGCTCCTAATGTGTACCAAGTCATTCCTGCAGCATTTGGAATCTCTTGACCCATACTTGCGTCTTCTACTAAAGTTCCCACTGGAATAGTTGCTTGTGTGGCGCCAGTTCCTGCTGTCCCTCTTCGTATTTGTAACAAAGCATTATTGACAGTATCAATTTGCCAATATGTGATTCGTTCTCCGCCAATGAAGATTACGCCTGGAATTACTTGTTCAGGATTAGGAATA